AAATCCAGCATCCTACACGAGGTAGTATTGACTTTGTTCCTTATGATTTTCAAGAGGGACTAATCCGTTCTTATCACGATTACAGATATACTGTGGCTATGTTGCCGAGACAAATGGGAAAAACCACCTGCGCGGCAGGGTATCTACTTTGGTACAGTATGTTTACGCCAGAAGCACAGGTTTTAATCGCTGCACACAAATATACAGGTGCCCAGGATATTATGAATCGATTTAGATACGGATATGAGATGCTGCCTGATTTTATAAGAGCGGGCGTCTATACCTATAATCGAAATTCAGTTGAGTTTGACAATGGCAGCAGAGTAGAAGCAACTACAACAACCGAAAATACAGGACGCGGCAAATCCCTTTCCTTAATTTACTGCGATGAGTTTGCATTTGTGCAACCACCAGAAAAAGCATCTGAGTTTTGGACAGCACTATCACCTACACTGTCAACGGGCGGTAAATGTATTGTTACATCGACACCTAACTCAGACGAAGATCAGTTTGCTCTAATCTGGACAGAAGCGAACAAAAAATTTGACGAGCACGGGAACGAACAAGAAACAGGAACCAACGGATTTTATCCGTATTTTGCACACTGGAATGAGCACCCCGATAGAGATCAAGACTGGGCCAATCAAGAAATTGCTAAAATCGGAGAAGAACGATTTAAACGCGAATTCGAATGCGAATTTTTAATCTATGATGAAACACTTCTAAACAGCGTTAAATTAGCTGAACTAGAAGGCAAAGAGCCAATTTATAAAATGGGTCAGACCCGCTGGTATAAAGAAATTGATCCAGACTGTTCTTATTTGGTAGCATTGGATCCCAGCCTTGGCACCGGCGGTGACCATGGTGCAATACAGGTGTTTGAGCTACCTAGCATGGAACAGGTTGCCGAATGGCGTCACAATATGACACCTGTACAAGAACAAGTGAAAATTATGAGAGAAATTCTAAAACAGGTTCACGAACAAGGTTCGGAGCGCGGGAGCCCGCCACAGATATATTATTCTGTCGAAAACAACACGCTGGGAGAATCCGCGCTTATTGTAATAAACGATATAGGTGAAGAAAACTTTCACGGTTTGTTTTTGAGTGAACCTATACGTAGAGGCCATGTTCGAAGATTTAGAAAAGGTTTTAATACCACTCATAAAACTAAAATATCTGCCTGTTCTAGATTAAAGCATTTGATCGAGCAAAACAACATGACCATACATTCAAAACCTCTTATTTCAGAGCTGAAAAACTATGTGTCCACCGGCATTGGCTTTAAGGCAAAAGGGCAGCAAACAGACGATTTGGTTTCGGCCTGTCTGTTGGTTGTGCGGATGGCCGCTGTTCTAGCCGATTGGGATCCGGCAATTTACAACAAAATGGCTGAAAAAGTAGAGGAAGCAGAAATGCCTATGCCTATTTACATAAGCGGCATAGTCTGATAAATACTTATTATGAATGCTTTAGAAAATATTTCAGAAGATCTATTTTATAAGATTCGCAGCAGGTTCTCTGGCCTTAAACTGGGAGAGGAAACTGGCGAAATTACTGTAGATCCCAAACTGGCTGCTTTTTTTGATTTTAATTACATGGAAGGTGAAAAAAGTCTAGGCCATGTTTCGATAAGCCTTGCAGAAGAAGGGTCCATGAAAGTTTACTTTTCTTCCGGAATTGCGGAGGGAATGGACAACGATCAACAAAAGAACTGGTATAATTTTTTGCGTGAGTTAAGAGGCTTTGCAAAAAGAAGACTCCTAAATTTTGATGTAAGAGATATTACTAAAGACGCACTAGACAAAAGAGATTATGATTTCCTGCGAACTCATGCTATGCAGGAACCACAACAGACAATGCAAGAGCCCGTAGAGGAAAACATAATGAATGAAAGCACACTGTATGGAACAAAGACACAGAGCTTCCAAAAATTAAATGACACAAAATTAATCATCAAGCACAGCAAGAAACTCACTGATGATCAAGAGCTGAGCCCGAATGCAAGAACTAGAAATATTTCGGCACTTTTTATTGAGAATGCACAAGGAGAAAGATTTAAATATCCTTACATTCATCTTGCAGGTGCTAGAGCCATGCAGCGCCATGTTGCAAACGGCGGGAACCCATATGATGACATAGGTTCAAGCATTACCGGAATTAGCGAAGAAATTAAACAACTTAAAATGTTTCAGAACTATGTTAATAAAAACAATCTAGTAAACGAACATAATTCAGAAATCGTAGAAAAAGGAACCGAGCAACTAAACAATCTCAAAGAACAAATAAAGCGACTTTCTAAACAAAAGAACTACGAATCTTATGTAGATAACTTCTCTAAAAATCAAGACACGGAACTTCCAGAAACTGTAAGGCAAGATCTCAAAAGTAAATTCACTGTAATCAGCTTTAAAGAGGAAATGGAAAATGTGTTTCCTGTATTGTATAGGCTCATGAAAGAAAACAATACAATAGGATATAACGACATAGTCGGAGAAAACAACACTGAAGTTGCTGAAGGAATGGATCCAGAAGAGTTTAAGCAAAAGGTTGCTGACAGCGGAGATGCTGGTTACGAAATGTTAAGCGATGCTCTAAATGGAAAATACGGTCCTGATGTTCAAAGAGAAATTGAAAAAAGATATGGAGACATCGTAGACGGCGCTGATCTACACCCAGATGACGATTACGAAGGCATTTTAGATCGCATGATAGACGGCTTCGAACAAGACTACGGTGGCGGCTATGAGAATGATGATTTTGATTTTAGACAAGAATACGATGATAACCCAATGGATGATATGATGGACGGGTTTGATAGATTCGAATCGTGGGTTAACAATCTAGGCGAAGAAAGTGCTATTGTCAGCAGAGACGCCGAAGAAAAACAGGCGGCGGTAAGACAGCTTAACAATCTTATGGGCGAACATTTTCCGGCCGGCGTTGACGGAACAAATGCTATTGGAAGTCTAGAAGGCGTGATTGACGATCCTTCGCTGTTTAATCAAATTAGACAGGCGGCCAAGGAAGACCCAGAGCAGTGTGTTCGGCCAATGGTAAAAGATTGGCTTGAGGACAATGCACCTGATGTTGTTGATGATATTGACTTTGGCGACATGCAAGAAGAAGGCAATAAGTTTACTGGTGCAATGGCCAAGGCCAAAAAACAGGGCAAGGACGAGTTTGAAGTAGACGGCGAAACCTTTAAAGTAGAAGAAGTTGCTGATTTTGTAATGAGCTTTTATGACAGAGAAAAAGGCACGTTTCCAAAAGGTCCAACTGCGGTTGAACAACAGGTTGCTAAAAAGTTTGGCGAAACCGCAGGAAAAGCCGCAAGCCGAATGATTGAAAGAATGGCTCCGACACAAGATGTTGAGCTCGACGAACTCGGTAACACCGGCGAAGACACAGCCGAATTTGACACACTTAAAAAGCTAGCAGGACTTTAATAGTCCTGCTTGCATTCTTCTCTTATGCTTTCCCACAACTGGATTGATTCTAACACATCGGGCGAAGCATTTTTTTCGTAAGGTAATTGTAGATTCTGCCACTCTTCTTCTGCAATGTCCTTGGCAATAATTACTTCGTATTCATGACCGTCGCTAGAGTATAATTTTACATTATCAATGCCAATGTGTCCGTTTGCGGCTCGATCCAATGCTCGAGCAAGTTCTTTTAGAGCGCGTTTTTCTCCGACAATGTACGATTTGCCTTGCGGTTCTTTGTGAGGATATAAATGCAGTCTCGACCTATATATCATTGTAGATGTTCAACCTCTTTAAGTGCTAATTTTTTATACTTGTATACACTAACATATTCTGAGTTATTTTTATATCCCAATTTACCTCTCCCCCAAAGCAGTTGTTTGTCTCTAAAACTGTTGGCTCCTTTAAGAATAACATCAAGATATTTGCCATTGCCTGTGCCCAAAGTAACAAATGTTATGTATTCTTTTGGACCGCTTTTAAATACTCTATAGTTGGCCACTAAGCCACAAAATTCAATCTGTCCGGGCTTTCTAATCTCTTGACAGCCTGGTATAAAACGGCCGCTTCGCCATTTTCCTAGCTGTTGTAGTTCAGTAACTTCGTCGCCTTCAGTAATACTGGGCACAGAGCCTGCTAATTTAGCTTCGTGCCAATATACCCAACGAGCATATGATCCTTTGCAGTGTTTTAATGCGGCTGTCCAAAAATCTCTCCTATTGTGTGCTTTTTCGTATGCAAGAGACCATATTAGTCTGCCTAGATTAATTGCGTGCGCTCTGCATAGCCCAAAATGACTTAGTTCCTTAAGAGCCATAAAAACTTCATCTTTGCGCGGATGATCTCCAACGAGACGCATAAATTCAAATATTTTTTCTTCGTTTTTCTTAGCAAACGCTCTCCTCCACATATCTGCTTCATAATGGTCGCAACCAAGGATTTCCGATATTAGGCTTATGGCATCGTCTTCGTACACAATAGTTTTACTAAAGTTATCTTGGCTCCAATCTTGAAAAAAGCTGGCCTTGCGTCTACCCATTGTTGCTACTGGACGTATTAGTGCTGTGGCAAGCACACAGTCTTCTCTCGATTGCGGTTTGATGGCTTTGCATAGTCTTTTCATTGCAGGTGATTCTGCTTGTGTTACGCCTAGAACATCGCCAGATGATAACAGTTCTGCGGTTGCTTCATCATGCTCTGGATAATCTAAAAGATGCTGATCTGAAATGTGCCACAACTGACTTAACCCTCTGTTAGCTAATATGTCTATTTTAAAATGATCTAAATCTTCAATTTCATATTTGTCTAGCAGTATTTGATTCTCAGCATTTAAAAGACTTTTAGGAACGGGTCTGTCAAATATAAGCACACCGCCGCAATGTTTAGAGATACAGCGTTTTTTACCTTTTAATTTCTGTGCAAGTTTTTCTGCATCTTTAATATAGTCTTTGTCTATAACTTCTTCTAGTTTAAAACCTCGTTTGAGATTTCCCGGAGCGCCAAATCGTTTTGCGGCTTCTCTAACAGCACTCTTTTCTTTATATGTCACATAGTTTGACGCCCTTGCACTCTGTCCCGGCCAGCGTTTGTATATTCTCTGCATTACAGTATCTTGTTTCCAATGTGGAAAATCTAGATCTATATCTGGTAAATCGTCTCGCTTGGGATTCATAAATCGTGACAAGGGGATTCTTTCTTTAATAGGATCTACATCGGATATACCTAATAGCCAACAAATAAGACTGCTGCCTGCTGAGCCCCGAGTAATATGCGGAATATCTTTGGTGAGATTTAATATCTCTACCACTCTAAGAAAATGTTTAGAAAAGTTGAGATCTGCTATTATTTCTAGTTCTTCTCTTAACCTGTCTTCGTATTCTTTGCCTTCTGGCAGTTGCCTTTCAAAAGCCTCTACTAGCTTTTCTACTTCGTCTAATTTTGCACTCATTTTTTGCCTCGTGTTTGCCTGGTAGAGATATTTATCATTGTGGAAAATAGATTCAATCTCCGCTTGACAACGCTAAATAAAACACGCATAATATGTTTTATGCGATTAGGCATACCATTAGGCAACAACAAAGGAGGCACATAATGGCATCATTAGCTGAAATCCGAGCAAAGCTTCAAGAGCAAAATAACGGCGGTGGCAATCGATCATCAGGTCCGGGCGACAACGCAATTTATCCGCACTGGAATATGCAAGAAGGTTCAGAAACCGTTCTTCGATTCCTTCCAGACGGCAACGATTCTAACACGTTCTTTTGGGTAGAACGTGCAATGATCAAACTGCCTTTCTCAGGCATCAAAGGCGAGACTGACAGCCGTCAGACAATCGTACAAATTCCCTGTGTAGAAATGTATGGCGAAGGGGATACCTGCCCAATCCTATCTGAAGTGCGCACATGGTTTAAAGATCCGAGTCTTGAGGACATGGGTCGTAAGTATTGGAAGAAGCGTTCGTATATCTTCCAAGGCTTTGTAGTAGACGATCCTATCAAAGAAGACAACACACCAGAAAATCCTATTCGTAGGTTTATTATCGGACCTCAGATTTTCCAGATCATTAAGGGTGCGCTAATGGATCCAGAGCTAGAAGAACTGCCGACTGATTATATGCGCGGTGTTGACTTCCGCATCAAGAAAACTTCAAAAGGCGGGTATGCAGACTATTCTACTTCTCAGTGGAGTCGTCGTGAACGCAGTCTTACTGAAGAAGAAGCGGCGGCAATCGAAAAGCATGGGTTGTTTAATCTTTCTGACTTCCTACCCAAGAAGCCAGGCGAAGTCGAAATGCAGGTAATGAAGGAAATGTTCGAGGCCAGCGTCGATGGTGAACCCTATGACGCAGATCGCTGGAGTCAGTATTTCCGTCCAGCTGGCATGAGTCAAGCAACAGGTGATCCCAACAAAACACAGGTTGCCGCTCCAAAGCCTGCGCCAGCAGCAGAACCAGTTAAAGAGACTGTCGCAGAAACTGCTCCTGCAGAAGAAAGCAAGCCGGCAGCAGAACCTGCGCAGGAAAGCACTGAAAGCGAAGAAGGTGCAAGCCGCGCACAGGATATTCTTGCACAGATTCGTGCACGTAAATCTGCAGAATAAAATCTATAGGGCCTCTGCATCTGCATGCCCTATCCTTCAGGCTTATAGGAGTAAACATGGCAAAGGCATTTGATTTAAGTAAATTTAGAAAAAATCTAACCAAGAGCATTGACGGACTTGGTGTAGGTTTTAATGACCCTACAGATTGGGTATCGACTGGTAATTACGCACTAAACTATTTGGTAAGTGGTGATTTTCACAAGGGGGTCCCCTTAGGTAAAGTAACGGTGTTTGCCGGCGAAAGCGGTTCTGGCAAGAGCTATTTTTGTTCGGGCAATATCATTAAACATGCGCAGGATCAAGGCATTTTTGTTGTTCTCATTGACTCAGAAAATGCATTGGATGAAGATTGGCTTCAAAGACTTGATGTTGACACAAGCGAAGAAAAACTTCTTAAACTCAACATGGCAATGATCGACGACGTTGCTAAAACTGTGTCCGAGTTTATGAAGGATTACAAAGACATGGCAGAAGAGGATCGTCCCAAAGTCTTGTTTGTAGTAGACAGTCTAGGCATGTTGCTTACGCCTACTGATGTGGATCAGTTTGGCAAGGGTGATTTGAAAGGCGATATGGGTCGCAAGCCCAAAGCATTGACAGCACTTGTTCGAAACTGTGTTAACATGTTTGGTAGTTACAACGTAGGCATGGTGTGTACTAATCATACCTATGCATCACAGGACATGTTCGACCCGGATGACAAGATTTCAGGCGGACAGGGTTTTGTGTATGCTTCCAGTATTGTAATAGCAATGAAAAAGCTCAAGCTCAAAGAAGACGAAGATGGCAACAAGACCTCCGACGTACACGGCATTCGTGCCGCCTGTAAGGTTATGAAGACGCGCTATGCAAAACCGTTTGAAAGCGTACAAGTTAAGATTCCATACGAAACAGGCATGGATCCTTACAGCGGTCTTGTAGATCTATTTGAAAAGAAAGGCATTCTCCAAAAAGATGGCAATAGACTTAAATACGTTGACGTCAACGGAGAGGAACATAAAGAATATCGAAAGGCCTGGACGGGCGAAAAGCTAGATATGATTATTGATCAATTCTACGATCTCTCCGGACCCAAGGAAGAAGAACCTTTAGAAGACGATGTTGACGTTGTAGAAACTACGGAGACTGAAATTAATGAATGAAGAGCAAATCGGCGATCTTTGGCAGGTTGCAATAGAGCATCTGCCGAATGATAAGAGGGATAATGTAGCAACTGACTTTATTAACGTGCTAATGGATCACGGAATTAAAGAATCAACATTGGTTGCACTAAAAGGTGTCGATCCTCATTTAGACGGAGCGATCGAGTATGCAATTGACGACGAAGAAGGCTTGGACGAGTATTTTGATTAATGTGGTATGATCGCATAACAAAAGATATTTCGAATATTCCTAATGCTATTCAATATTTTTATGACGAATTAGAAGAAGCAAAAAAGGAAACCAAGATTACTGGTCGAATCGAGAAGGCCGCAGCAGAAATGCCTGCTGTGGTCGAATCTCGTTTTAGTCAGTTACAAGAAATTGAAGCAATATTAGAATATCTTAATATCGAACTTCGACGTCTAAGAAGTCAACATTTTAAAAAATATCTAGAAAATTACCAACGTGCGTTGTCTAGTCGCGATGTTGAAAAATATGTTGACGGCGAAGCCGACATTGTTGATTTTGAAAAAATTATCAACGACTTTGCACTAATACGTAACAAGTGGCTAGGTATTACAAAGGCTCTTGATATCAAACAATGGCAGTTGAGTAATGTAGTAAAACTAAGAACAGCTGGATTAGATGATGCAACACTATGATTTAGATACTCTTATGTCTTTGGTAGGCAAAGGCCAAATGACTAGAGTAGAATACGAATACATAAGCCAGTTTTTAGGCAAAGTTAATTTATTAGTATTCGGAACAGGCCACGACACACCATATTGGAGATCAATAAACAAAGGCACCAACATATTTTTGGAGCACGATGAAAAATGGATTAGTCCAAAATCATCAGACACACTTAAGGTAAAATACAACACAATAATTAAGAAAGCAGATTATTATTTGACTCATCAGAAAGAACTTGTTATGGATTTACCTAAACAAGTTACAGAAACACATTGGGACGTAATTTTTGTTGACGCACCGCCCGGAAATAAAAAAACAAGTTTTGGAAGAATGCAGAGTATATACACAGCATATACGTTGTCAACTACCAATACCGATATTTTTGTTCATGATTGTAATAGATATGTTGAACAAAAATACACATCCCATTTTTTTGAGATACATAAAGAACTTACTAAATTAAGACATTGTAAAAAAAGATTATGAGATATACTTTAGATTATAACACTGCTGACCTTACATTTTTAAGTTGTTGCAACGGGCATTATTTAAATTTTGTAGAACCATTTATTTATTTTGCTAAAAAAAGCAATCCAGGTTGCAAGATAGAATTATTTGTTCCTCAACCTGAGATTTTTAAAAAACAAAAAGACGTAATTTTTCACAAATTACCTAAAGGGCGAGCAGATGTATTACGATATATTGTAGAACCTACAACCAATACGAAACATACATATATTTGCGATATTGATATAATGCATACCGAACATGTGCAGCCTTTTCATATATTGCATATGGAGGAGACAAATCTACCTTTTAGTAACATTTATAGAACAAATAAGATAGATAGGTTATCCGGATTGCATTTTGTAGAGTCGGAGAAATGGTATGCTGAAACAAAATCTGCTAGAAGTAAAGCGCCGATAAAAGGTCAAGATGAAACTATTTTGCATAACATAACAAGAGAAACGTATCCTAATGCAGTTTTTAGCGAAGGACTATCAAAAAGACCCATTCATGGAATACACGTTTCGGTAGGCCGGCCTATTTATGACATTCCCGGCTGGGAGGTAACTTCGAATAAATTAACCTACTTCAAAGAAACTATAGAAGAACACGGCGAATTTAATAGTTGGTTTACTGAAAATGTTGTAAACAAATTACTTCCTACAAGAAAACGAAAAAAAATCTAATGACAGAAAGAATACTTAACATAGTAGTAGCATCGGATTCAAACTTAATTAAATTTATAGATCCTTGTTTAACAAGTATTCGAAAATGTGGATACGAACCTATTTTTTATAATCTTGGCGGCTTAGATTTTGGCATTTCATTTGAATCAAATACAAGTAGCAAATCGTTACAAAAGTTTCCAAAAAAACCATTTGTGATTTTAGACGCACTTAGTAAGTTAGACGATGACCAATATCTAGCATGGATAGATATAGATTGCATAATGCAGTATCATGTAGACAATGCAATAGATAACTATGATCTAGCAGTTACATTTAGAAAGAGCAGTTTAAATAGTGGCGTAAGTTTTTGGAAAAAAACACCTAACTCGATAAATTTTTTAAATGAATGGTGTAAAATATCGTTAGAAGTAAATGGCGATCAAAATGCTTTGAATAGAATTTGTAAAATTCCTAATAACAGTTATATTAACAAAACCTTAGATATTTTAGATGCTAAAGTAAAAGTTTTAGATTGTAAAACATTTAATAATTTTTTCTTCAAACGTGATCAGACAAGTGCAAGAATCATTCACTATAAATCAAAATATAGGGACAGATTCCCTAAGGGATAGTTTCTTATGAAGTTAGACTTTATTGAAATAGGAACTAGTAATTTTGATACGCTGATAGAAAAAGCAGATGAATCAACCTTTGGAATTTCAATCGAGCCTGTAAACATATATCTAGATGACTTGCCGAATCCTAAAAACGTTCATAAATTAAATTATGTAATAAGTTTGGACGGTTCAGAGGATCCTGTCGATGTTTACTACATCAAACCAGAGATTATAGATAAGTTCAGATTAAAGAATTATCTAAAAGGGTGTAATAGTGTTAAAAAATATCACCCATTACATATACAGCATAATTTACAGAAGTATGTGACTATTGATGTTGTCCAGCAAATTTGTATAGGTCGACTGTATGATTTATTTCATATTGAACATCTTGCATATCTAAAAATAGATACCGAAGGCGGCGACTGTTGTATTCTAGATCAGTATTATGATTTTATTTTGGATAAACCTAGTTTATATCCAATGAAAATAAAATTCGAAACAAATAGTTTATCTAACACTACACATGTAGAATCCGTCTTAAAAAAGTATCACAGCATTGGATATAAGTCTAGCAAAGAGCGACAAGACACAGTATTGATGCTGAAATCTTAAGTTGCTGTGATGATTATATTAATGCATAAATACCCTGATGAAAATTGTGTTAGTTACAGGTGGGTTCGACCCTCTTCATATAGGCCATATCTCATACTTTAAATCTGCTAAGTCCCTTGGTGATTATCTAGTTGTGGGGGTAAATTCGGACAGCTGGTTAGCACGTAAAAAAGGCAGACCCTTCATGCCAGCCAAAGATCGCAAAGCTATTATTAATGCGTTAGCTGATGTTGATCATGTAATTGACTTCGACGATTCTGACGATACTGCTTGCGATGCTATCAAACAGACTATAAACTTTTGGAAAACAAATGATCCTATAATATTTGCAAACGGCGGGGATAGGAAGCAAGGTAATGTGCCAGAAGAAGATAGGTTTTCTAATCATGCTCGAGTAACATTTGCATATGGAATTGGCGGCGATAAGAAAGCAAATTCTTCAAGTTGGATACTGGACGAGTGGAAAACTCAGAAAACAGAAAGATCGTGGGGCTATTGGAGGGTGCTAGACGACAAACCAGACAAGGGATATAAAGTCAAAGAACTTGTAATATATCCGGGCAAGAGGCTAAGCGACCAAAGACACTTTAAGCGCGACGAACAATGGATTATTCTAGAAGGCGTTGTTAAAATAGAGACAGAATACAAAGAGAGATTCGACACAGCACATCTAAGATTAGAAAGCTTACCATATAATATCGGCAAGGGTGTTTGGCATTGTGCTAGTAATCCTGAAACAGTACCAGCTCACGTTTTGGAAATTCAAACAGGCGACGAATGCATAGAGGAAGACATAGAGAGAAGAAATTATGAAAGTGTTCGTAGGATATGATACCAGAGAAGATATTGCTTACCAAGTTTGTAAACACAGCATTGTAAGCAAACAACCAGAGGCAGATGTAAGACCATTAAAACAACAGGAATTGAGAGATGCAGGCTGGTATACTAGACCTGTAGATAAACTTGCCAGCACTGAGTTTACATTTACAAGATTTTTAGTGCCAGAACTAGCCAACTTCGAAGGGTGGGCTCTATTTATGGATTGCGACATGATCCTTACAACAGACATCAAAGAACTTTTTGATCAAGCCGATGACAAATACGCTGTAATGTGTGTTAAACACGATTATAAAGTTAAAGAAGGCACTAAAATGGACGGACAAAAACAGACAGTATATCCGCGCAAGAATTGGTCTAGTGTCATGCTGTTTAATTGTGGCCACCCCAGCAATAGAGCTCTTACTCAGGAGTTAGTTAACAATCCAGAAATAAACGGCGCATATCTTCATCGATTTAGTTGGCTAAATGACGGCGAAATCGGAGAACTAGATCACACATGGAATTATCTTGTTGGCGTTTACAACGATCTAGATAAACCTAAACTGATACACTATACTGAAGGCGGTCCCTGGTTCGAGCAAGAAGAATATAGATTTTGCAAATTTCACCGAGAATGGAAAAACGAACTGATTGATATGATGAGATATGAAAAATGAAGTTTAACAATATTGTAATAGTAGGTGGAGGCTCGGCAGGGTGGATGACAGCGGCAACATTGATCAAAACTTTCCCGCATAAAAGTATCACAGTCGTTGAATCTCCAGATGTTCCTGCTGTCGGTGTAGGCGAGTCTACAACACAGTTAATGAGACGTTGGCTACATTATCTAGGAATAACCAGCGAAGATTTAATAACAAAATGTAACGCGACTCATAAATTATCAATACGTTTTGAAAATTTTCATTCTAATAATAAAAAAGGGTTTCATTACCCATTCGGAAGATTAGACGAACGTCATTGTAGTGTTACTGATTGGTTCGCTTATCAAAACTATAATCCAGATGTAGAATTTGAAAACTTTGTTGAAATGCTTTCACCTATTGCAAACTGTTTAGATAAAAATAAGGTTCCTACACAGGTAATAGATGGTTGGGATATAACGAAAGATGCTGCTTGGCATTTTGACACTCATTTGTTTTATTCTTATCTAAGAGATGAGTATTCAATTCCTAGAGGTGTAAAACGTATTGTTGGCCACGTTAATCAAGTTGTAAAAGATGCAGAGGGATTTATAACAGGCGTAAAAACAAAAAATGAAATTATTACAGGTGATGTGTTTTTTGACTGCACCGGTTTTAAAAGGTTATTGATAGAAGGCGCACTGGGTGAACCGTGGCGCGAGTTTAATAACAAGACGTACACCGATAGTGCTTGGGCAGCTGGCAGACCATATGTAAATAAAAAAGAAGAATTAAAACTATATACAAATTCGGTTGCTTTGAAAAACGGTTGGGTTTGGGAAATACCAAATTGGGCAAGAATAGGGACCGGTTACAATTACGCTAGAGAATACATCAGTGATGAGGAAGCATTAGAAGAATTTAAATCCTATTTAGGCCCAATACATGAACAGATGGATTTTAAGCATATTAGGATGCGCAACGGAATGAGTGAACGTATGTGGGTCAAAAACTGCATCAGCATAGGGTTAAGCGGTGCATTTATTGAGCCACTAGAATCAAATGGTTTAATGAGCGTGCACGAATTTCTTATACATTTTATTAACATCTGTGAAGGTAAAGATATTTTGAATAATTTTGATGCACATACTTTTAACCATGCCTGCAGAGAACAATTTTTGTATTTTGCAGATTTTATAACCATACATTATGCCATGACAAATAGGATCGACAGTAAATATTGGCAGGATATTCTTAAACAAGATTTTACAGATAGTCCAGTTATGAGACAAATATACGAGTTAAGGACAGCATCGATTTACGATTTGCCTGACTTACTTAATTGGCCTCAATTAGGAGCGCATCTGTATATGTTAGCAGGGCATAAAATTAATCCATTTACTAATTTCAAGACAAGCCATTTGGATTTCTGGGGATATAAAGATCCTGATGTTTTAAAGTCATTAGATTGCAAAATGCAACCCTATTTAGATAATAGACGAAATATTATCGAAAGTTTTCCTAATAGTTTTGATTATTATGCACAGTTTCATTGAAAGCATATGATTTTTCTAAGTAAAGGTGGCGAGGATCCTTACATAAATTATTTTGCTAAAGCATGTGGCTCGGTTCCTACGCCAACCGAAGAATTTATATTTGATGAATCTGATGATCCTATTGTTTTGAGAGGCATTCTTAAAAAGAAAATAATAAAGAGATGTTGGGAAAATAAAAGAGATTTCTTTTATATGGACACTGGATATTTTGGAAATGAAGTAACTTCTATGAATCCTAATGGCTGGAAATACTATCATAGAATTGTAAAAAATAATTTACAGCACGAGAGAATAATTGAAAGACCGCCGGATAGATTTGAAAAAATAGGTAAAAAAATTTACGACTGGAAAAAGACCGGAAAAAAAATATTATTAGCCTGTCCTGACGAGAAGCCTTGTAAGTTTTACAACGAAAGCTATGATAATTGGATTAACAACACCGTCGAAAAAATAAAATCCTATACCGACAGACCTATCGAAATAAGGAAGCGTGTAAAAAGTAGATTAACCAGAACACGAGAAAAACCTTTTATTGATGCATTAAACGATGACGTTTTTGCACTAGTGACATTTAATTCAAATGCAGCAGTCGAAAGTATTTTTAACGGCATACCGGCTTTTGTTTTGTCACCTGTTCATGCCGCAAAGCCAGTAGCAGAAACTAATTTAAGTAAAATAGAAAATCCGTTTTATGCAGATAATGATTTACGTTTTGCATGGGCATGTCATTTGTCATACGGACAATTTCACACAAATGAACTCAAAAACGGATATGCAAAAGAACTAATGGATTTTGAATAATGGCCGAGTTATCTTTAGAAAATTTGTTTATTGAATCCGCAAACGGAGAGTTATCAAATAGTCTTGTAGTAAGAGGTATCATTAAAAAGGATAAAATTGAAGAAGCAATAAGAAATAAAAAAGATTTTTATTATATCGATACTGGATACGTTGGTAACTTTCCTGCACAAGGAAACCCTACCGGCAAAAAACTTTATCATAGAATAGTTAAAAATAATTTGCAACATTCTATGATAAGAGATGTTCCTGCAGATAGATGGAATAAGTTAGTGGAGGCAGATAACAGATTGATATACAAAGGACAAAAACATTATAATAAAAAAATATTAATGGTAATGCCTAATCCTAAAGCTTGCAGATACTATAATATAGACTTTAACGAATGGAAATGTGCAACAAAACAACATCTAAGCGAATTAATCGATCTTCCTATTGAAGTTAGAATCAAAGGCTCGAGAACATATAGAAATAGAGAATACAGCATATACGACGCGTTCGATAGCGGTGTATATGCAACTGTTTGTTTGAACAGTATAGCAGCACTAGAATCTGTCCTTTACGGAATTCCGGCATTTGTAAGCGTTCCCTGCGCCGCTAGCCCGCTTGCAAATACTGACCTAAATAATTTACAAAACCCTTTTTTTCCGGATAAACATATAATAGAGAAGCAATGTCACAACATAGCTTACGGACAATTTAGTGTAGATGAAATAAGAAATGGAACAGCATGGAACCTGATAAAAAAATACGAAATATGAAACTGCTTATTAACGATAAAGAAATAGCACACTTTCTTTTAAGTTTATTAGATTATAATAAAAAAGCAAAAGATCTTAACTTTGCAATGACATCCACGCAGGCCTACATGGATAATTTTGCTTTAAAACACGATAAGAAAAGATTGCCGGTCAAAAGATTCCCTCCTTTAGGAAAAAAGAAAGCGTGGGACAAGATTACAAAGTGTGTTGCTAGAGATACGAGAGCACATTTAACTTATGTGCAAAATTTCCTGCAGGAAAAAAGAGAAAAGAATTATAATCGAGTGCATAAAAATATAGAATTTTTTATTGAGAAATTTGGTATCGATTTTATTTTTACAAAGTATACACAATCAGAAAAGCGAAATTTTGTTAAAAGCACTGGTAAAAAATTAGATAAGACAGCTACGTTAATGCGTAGAAAGGAATTTAAAGACTACAAACAAGACTGCCTAATAAGAAACACTACAGGTAATGAAGGACTTTTAGTATCTAAAATAGATAATAATTATCCGTTTTGGTTCATTGACAGCGGATATACTAATTTCCTAGAGCCTAATAAGAAATGGCACCGTTTGGTTAGGAACCATTTGCATTATGGAAAATTTTTTCAAGCGCCTGTGGATAGATTAGGAAACTTTAAAAAGTTTCCTAAGAAATGGAGAGATGACGGGAAATATATTTTAATATTAGAACCTGGACCATTTGCGGCAGAAGTTTTTCACGTCGACCTTAATGGATGGGCAGAAAACGTAAAAAATGAGTTATCAAAGTATACAGATAAAAAAATAATAATAAGAGAAAAAAGACCTAAAAGAAAAAGGAAAAATCTTTACAAAGAATTGTGCAATGAAGATTATCATTGTGTAGTTAGCATAAACTCAAACGGTGCTACAGAAGCTATATGGGCAGGCATACCAGTAATCACCTTAGGAAAACATATTACAAATCCTGTTTCTGCTAACAAATTAGAGGATGTCAACAATCTGTATAGAGGAGACCTATCACAATGGCTTTGTATGTTAAGTTACAGCCAATTTACATTTGATGAGTTAACCGAAGGCAAGGCGTTGGAAATTCTTAAAAACTATCATGACTTATCTTAAAGCTGTTGCATACTATGCAGGTATTCCAGCAAGGAACTCTAATCCTGAGAAACCGCAAATTTTAGATAACTTTCTTGCTGGCGTGAGATCCTGTGGCGATAACGCTGTAGCTCACAAAGGAACTAATGTTGTTGATGCTGATGTGGCATTGATACAGGGGTTTGTGCATGAGCATGGCAAAAAAGCACCCCATCTACAGGTTAGACGCAATGCGATAGATTGTCAAGCAAAACGCGGAAAGAGATCTTTGATAGTTGACAGCAATCTCTTTCTATACAAAGATCCTGCTAATCATAAACGCTATTTGAGATACAGTTTTGATGGTGTGTTTCCCAAGACGGGATTTTATTTTGATTCAGACTTTACAGCAACGCGTTGGCAACAGATTCAAAAAGATCTTAACCTAAGTTTAAAACCTTGGAGAAAAGAAGGCGATCATATTCTTCTCTGCCTTCAAAGAAACGGCGGCTGGAGCATGCGCGGATTCGATGTGATAGAATGGATGAATAAAACCATTCAAGAAATTCGCATGTATGATAAAAAGCGTCCTATCGTAGTAAGAGCACATCCGGGCGATAAAAAAATTAGAAATTATCTTAGAATTGCGCACAAAAATGTTAGATTAAGTACCAGCAGAGATATTACAACCGATTTAAAAGGCGCATGGGCAACAGTTATATACAACAGTTCGCCGGGTGTTGCCAGCGCAATTGAGGGAGTTCCTGTAATTATAACTGACCCCGTAACCGGCCACAGTCAAGCAGAAAGTGTTGCTAATTTAGGTATAGAAAATATCGAGAATCCAGCCATGCCCGAACGTGAACAGTGGATACAACGCTTGTGCATGAGCCATTGGAATTTTAATGAGTTGAGAGACGGCACTGCTTGGAATTTTTTTAGATCTTATGTTTAACGAAACTGTTGCCAGTAAGGTTCTGTTCTAGGCACTTTAAGATCATCGCGTTTGCTTTTACCCAACTGCTTTCTTCCGCCTTTGAGATGATCTAAATAAGCACCCCAATCTGAATTTATTAAGGGATGTCCTTCGCCCGCACTCATGCCTCTGCGAGGACGAAGGTCTTGTAAACCAGCGGCCCAGTCATGCTGTTTTAAATTGGGTATCTTGCATCTAACTGCATCAAATACAAAACTATCGTGCCACTCGGCCAATTTAAATATACCGTTTTCTGCATCATCGTACATGCGATTAAATTCTTTGATAAAATCTTGTGTAGCATTCGATTTTAAATTCATCGCATACAGTCCGCATTCACTGTACTTGCCTTTTCTTCCTAGGTAACAGAGATCTGTTTGTGGTGGAAGAAACTGTTCTATTCTCTGTAATGTTATAGGACTATGACAAATTGTATCTGCATCCATCCAAAACAACCAGTCAGTATTGCATCTTTTAGCACAATCAAAGACTGAATATACCTTGTGTGCAAATCTAACCGCATCCCATTTAAAACCCTTGCCCGAGTCTTTTCTTTTACTGCGTACAGGGTCGCGACTGACATCGCCGTTGGCTTTGGGCACATCGCGCCAACGGTTTTTAAAATTTGTAAGTTCTTGTACTGAATCTAGATCTGTGAGAATAACACGCGAGTGATCGATAACCTGTGGGTTGCATTTTTCCGGATAGACCCACAATTTAACTTCGTCTGGCCAATTTTGGACAAACGTATCAATCATTCTTTGGCCGTAATCTTTGAGACCTTTTGCATGAAATGTTGTTACTACAGATATACTCATTTTATTTTTTTCCAAACGTGAAATAATCCCTGCTGGCTTGTGGCTCTATATCCATTAGCATAAAAGGCCTTGGATTTGTCTCTGCCAATAACTTCATTGCCTTCTACAAAATAATCTGGTTTTTGTTGTAGAAGTCTGGGCACAATTTTATCCAATGCATCTAAATTGTCTAGTCCTACATATACAGTACTGATATTTGCTAGTTGGTTTAGGTCACTAGCGGGCATTCTATAGACCAAATTTTTAGCAACAATGCCGGGGTGTTCCGTATCCTGTACAAAAACAGTTTTATATACAGCAAGCAATTGTTCTACTAGTCCGAACCCTTGGCCGATAACAAATGCATTTTCGAACCGCGCATCAATTTTCTGAAGTTGTTTTAGAAATTTGCTCATAATGTAAATACAACTTATTTATTGACAGTTAATATGAGATTTAAATTATATAGAGAACACGGCAGTCTAAATTCTGCACCTGTTTTTGGGGCGGCAGAGCAGGGGCTAAAGCAGTTAGGCCATGACGTAGTCAATGCCGGCGAGGACGTTCCGGTTATTTGGAGCGTGTTATGGCATGGCAGAATGCAGGGCAACAAACAAATTTTCGATAGTTTTAGAAAACATAATAAACCTGTTCTGGTGATTGAGGTAGGCGGTATAAGTCGAGGAGAAACTTGGAAAGTGGCTGTAAACGGAATTAACCGCGAAGCTACATGGCCCAAGTTTGATTACGATAATTTAGAGCGTGCTAAAAAATTAGGCCTCGAATTGCATCCTTGGAGAACACGAGGAGATCACATATTGTTGTGCGGTCAACACGAACGCAGTCATCAATGGAGAAACATGCCGCCTGTAGAAAGATGGGTCGAAAACACAATAACTGAAATAAGAAAACACACCGATAGAAAAATAATATTTAGACCACATCCCAGATGCAGAGTGCCTGACATAGAGCACAAATTTTCTAATGTTGTTAGACAAACCCCGCAAAAAATTCCGCACACCTATGATGAATTTAACATGGCATTCGACAATGCATGGGCAACAGTCAGTTGGAGTTCTAACCCCGGAATACGCAGTGCTTTAAACGGGATACCTGTGTTCACGGGACCAGAAAGTTTAGCATATGATGTAAGCATGAAAGATTTATCGCTTATCGAAAATCCGCCCCTGCCCGATAGAGAACAATGGCTTGCACGGTATTCGCACACAGAGTTTACCCTGCAGGAAATTGCAAGCGGAATGCCGTTTGAAAAACTGCTAAATGCTCTTGATCTCTAACACTCGTTGTTGTATACTAACTGTATGTATAACTATGTCGAAGATGCCTGTCAAGACTTCTATGCGCTAATTCTCAAGCGTAAAATCAATATTGACAGCAAGGACCGTGCTCCTGTAAAAAATTTCGCAAATTTAATCAGTAATCAAAAACCTCTTACTAAGCGACAGGGCAAGTTTGTTCTTGTGTTGCTAAAAAAATATCAACACCTTGCACAGGCACACGATGTGGATTTAAATCAAATTCTCAAAGAGCCCGCATGGAAAATACCATTTAGAGAAATTGATTACAGCAAACGTGTTTGGGTAGAACAAGAAGAAAGCGGGGCATGGATCTGCCTACAATTTCCTTTTCAACTCAAAGACGAACTCGATCACACTGTGGGATCCAGTTTTCTCAGTGATGTATTCGATAAAGATCGAAAAGTAAGGATGTTGCTGGCGACTGAATACAATATTTTAGCCATAGACTCGTTTGTACAAAAGCATGCCTTTGAAAAGCATTCTAGTTACGATGCACTTGTATCTTTTGTAGAAGAGGTACAAAACAACGCAGAAAATATTGTTCCGCACTGCGTTATCGAAAACAATTGTGTAAAACTTAAAAATGTCGACGCAGAAGTTGTTGAGTATTTTAATAAGACTCGGACCAATAACTTGAATGCAGATTTATTGCATGCAAAGAACATGGGCATACCTTACGGGGGCAGTGCAGAGGATATAGTTCAGCAGGTCTGCACTCAACGCTCGGATCTTGTCTGGCTTAAACGATTAGATGATTTCTTTAAAATTGCAAAACAGGCAGCAGGAACTGTTGTTTTTCTCAAGGATCGAACTCTTGATAAAAAAGATTGGGCATCAGATTTTTTGTATACAGCAAATAGAGCCGGCGTGCACGCCAGCGATATACTAATAGGTTTTCGAGGCTGTATTGGATTTAACAACTATATTAAATCACAAGGAGTAACTGGTAAAGTAGACGGACAAAAATATTTGGTGTTTGAGCATAAACCTCCCAAGTGGTTGTTTAAAGAAAATGTTGACGTTACAATAGTTGGTACAGATGTCTGTTATATCAGCAATAACAGACTGTTAAACAATTGGTTACATTCACATCCCTGTGTGTTTTACATAAACGAACAAAACATGAGACCCAACATGGGACATTTTTTAGAATCGGAGGCAACTGTTGCCGAGCTGTAAACTGATTATCAAAGACGAAGTAAATTTTAAAGTCGAAGGTCTGGCTGTAGATGTTAGGCGCAAGTGTGTAAATGCGCTCAAATACGAGTTGCCGTATGCACGACACATGCCTGCGTTTAAACTAGGACGATGGGACGGCACAGTCAGTTTCTTTGGCATTGGCGGCAATGGCTATCTAGCACACCTTGATCGAGTATTACCGATCATAGAACAAAGTGGCTATGAAATCGAAGTAGAAGATCAAAGACAACATGCAGAACTAAAGTTTGATTTCATTGATGAAAATTTTTGGAAACAACAGGGCGTTTGCTGGCCTGAGGGACACCCGGATGCTGGGAATCCCATTGTGCTTCGCGACTATCAATACGACGTTGTAAACAAATTTTTAAAGAATCCTCAAAGTATTCAAGAAGTTGCAACCGGAGCAGGCAAAACAATTACAACCGCAACACTTAGCCATTTGTGTGAAAAATACGGAAGAACAGTTGTGATTGTTCCTAACAAAAGCCTTGTTGTACAAACTGAAGAAGATTATCGTAACTGCGGGCTAGATGTAGGAGTATACTTTGGAGACAGAAAAGAACTAGGACACACACATACAATCTGCACTTGGCAAAGTTTGAATGTATTAGAAAAAAAGAAATACGATACCGAAGCACTAAGTCTTGCAGAATTTGCTGAAGGTGTTGTGGCGGTAATTGTTGACGAAGTGCATCAAGCAAAAGCCGATGTATTAAAAAAACTGCTTACACAAAATTTTAGACATGCGGCTATTCGTTGGGGATTGACCGGAACAGTGCCCAAAGAAGAATGGCAGTTCCAAGGCATACTTGCAGGTATCGGCCCTGTAATAAACCAAGTGTCTGCTCACGATCTTCAGGAAAAAGATGTACTTGCAAAATTAGATATCAATATTCTACAGACCAAAGACATTGAAACATTTCGCAACTTCCAAGAAGAATACAAATGGCTTGTAACTAACGATCGACGATTAGATTGGATTGCAGAAACTGTTAATACAATTAAACAAGCAGGAAACACATTGATCCTAGTAAATCGAGTAGATACTGGTAACAAATTGATCGAGCGAATCGATGATGCTGTGTTTGTGAGCGGCAGCATGAAACTGGATGATAGGAAAGACGAATATGATGAGATTAAAACAGCAGATGGAAAAGTGCTTGTGGCCACATATGGTGTGGCGGCTGTGGGTATCAACATTCCTCGCATCTTTAATCTTGTCCTAATAGAGCCTGGCAAAAGCTTTGTGCGAGTAATACAAAGCATTGGTCGAGGAATTCGCAAAGCAGAAGACAAAGATTTTGTACAGATATGGGATATTACTTCTACGTGCAAGTATGCCAAGCGGCATCTCACAGAGAGGAAAAAATTCTATCGAGAAGCAAAATATCCATTTACAATAACAAAGGTTGACTTATGACAAAAATACTAACACTAGAAAATACAAGTTTCGATTTAAATGACTTGCCCGAAGAACTGGAAGACGATGTTCGGTTTGCAGTGCTCGATAACAGTGATCCGAAAGATCCTGACTTCTTTTTTATTCCTCTTGTGTTTCTTGAAAGTTTTAATTCTCCTGCTATACAAATGAAGATCGGCGGCGCTGAAATTACAATGCCTTTAGATTGGTGTATGGTAGTAGGAGATAGAGAATGCGGAATGGATCCAGAAGTGTTGCCACTTACAAGTATCAACGAACGCGGGTTTGAAGCATTAATACATAATCCGCTGGAAGGATTTAGGCCAGAGTTTGCGTCAGTAGAAATTACAAATATATTCCAAGATGTAAAATGGTATTTTCCAAAAATGAAAAATGGGCAACTGCTGTGTGTTCCCTTGTCAGACACGCCCAACCCTTACTGTGCTTTCTTTGTCAAAGAGATAAGTAGACAGAGCGAAGTCTTACAATTGGCAAATTTAGTTTAACAGGAGGAATTATGTCAAAGGCAGGAAAGGTTTGGGGTCAGACAGAATTAATACATGCAAACGGCGTACTAGAATTTCATAGGATTGAATACAAGGCAGGTGCAAAGTGTTCTGAACACAAACACGAATTTAAGTGGAATGGCTTCTTCGTTGAGTCAGGCAAGATGTTAGTTCGTGTATGGCAAGAAGATCAAGAAGGGTTGATCGATGAAACAATTTTAGAAGCGGGCGATTTCATGCAGGTCAAGCCTGGCAAGTTTCATCAATTCGAAGGTGTAGAAGATGGCGTGGCATTCGAGCTATACTGGGCAGAATTCAACCACGACGATATCAAAAGAAGAACTGTGGGCAGCAAAGATTAATGATATCTTTGTCCTACAAAAAAATATTAAACACAATACACAGAGAAACGCCATTCGGAAAAAGATCTAAGATACCTTGTCATTTAAAGGGTTTTATTGATTCGAATGTTCCAAAGTCGATTTTAGATTTTGGATGCGGTAAAGGTAGACTTTTAGAAACACTTAAAGAAAATTATAAAAATATCCAGCTCTTCGGATATGATCCAGGAAATCCTATTTTTGATAGAGAAATTACACCGGTTGATATGATAATCAGCACAGATGTTCTTGAACATATCGAGCCAGAACATATTGCAGATACAATTGCAATGCTTGGGACAAAAGCCCGTTTTCACTATCATTTGATCAGTTGTGCGCCTGCAAAGTTGATTTTGCCTGACGGTCGTAATGCACACCTTATACAAGAAACTCCCGAGTGGTGGCGACACCAGTTTGAAAATAATGGTTATACAATCCTTTCAGATGATTATAAAGAGTTCGAAAAATATTCTAAACAGCTTAGAAAAAATATTCCCGTAAAAAATTACTATGTAATGTTAAGATCATGAGCTCCTTAAAACCAAACGAACCACTTATTTACGAAAGAGCAAACGGTGTTGTGTATGCAAAATATAGAGATAGGCCAGATATTGAAAGATGGATTATAGGCGGCGACTCGGATGCAGTGGCAAGGGCTCAAGGAGGATGTAGCTATGCAGATTGGCAGAGACTGTGTGATCTCGCTGAACAAAACAGTGCCCTTAAGAAACAACTTGAAAAAACTTTATTATTGTATTATACTATAAAAGATGGCTGAAGACAAACTAAAATTAAATGAAATACTTGCGGCATGTGACATGGATGCCAAATACGTTTGGGATGAGCTAACAGAAGATCAACGAAAGAGTGTTGTGTTCTTTACTCTAAATAGATATCTATCTAATGTAAATGGAAATCGAGAAACACAAGAACATGCTTGTGTTGTTACCAATGAACGTTATAACAAACATCTTTTTCAGTTCTTAAATCGACATCCGAAACTGTGTTGGCAATTGGCATGCAGTTGCGCCGCAGAAGACAAAAACATTAAGTTTCATCCGTGGCTGAAAATTAAAAAGGAAAAGAACAAACGCGAAGAGTTTCTTGCAACACTGTTCCCTAATATGAAAAGAGCTGACATTGCTGCACTTGCTGCTATTTCGACAGACAAAGAAATCAAGCAATACTGTGAAGACCTAGGCTGGGATAAAAAAGCAATCAATGGAATTAAATTATAAGTGTGAACACTGTGGCAAAAAATTTGCCAAAGAAAAAACTCTCATTGTGCATGTGTGCGAAAAAAAGCGCAGGTATCTTGCTCGTACCGAAAAACACAGTCAAATGGGATTGTTAACCTATCAGAAATTCTATGAAATTGCACAGAAAGGAAAAAAGCCAAAAACCTTTGAAGATTTTACTAATAGTCCGTACTATAATGCTTTTATAAAATTTGGAAGCTTCCTGGTTAACACCAAACCTATATATCCTGAAAGATTTATTGACTATGTGGTGACTAGCGGTGTTAAGTTAGATCACTGGTGCAGAGACGAATTATACGATAAATATCTTATTAATCTTATTAAAACCGAACCAGCCGACGGAGCCATACAACGCACAATACAAAATATGATGGATTGGGCAGACGAAAAAGACGCAGAATGGGAACATTATTTTTTGTATGTAAATTTAAACAGAGCAGCAAATGATATAAGGCAGGGTAGAATAAGTCCCTGGGTTATACTCAACAGCAAGGCTGGAAAAAAGATGTTAGGAAATATGAACGACGAGCAGTTAGAGATTGTAGGGTCGTTAATAGATCCTATGTATTGGAAAAAACGATTTCAAGCAAGACCTGCAGATCACGAACTCTGCAAGGATGTAATAAAAGAGGCAAATATACAATGACGGAAAAAGATACCGGACTGCCTAGAAAAGAAGAATGGATACTGCCGAGCGAAAGCATCGATATCGATGTGAGATACACTAAGAGCAAAGTGCTTGTACAGTTCGAAGGCTTTGATAGCGAATTAGATGCAGAGGAATACGCAACTACGCTTGCAGAAGTGTTACCTATTCTGCTACATGGATCTACAAGAATACAATGACATATAAAATTATTGATAACTTTTTAGATAAAGATATTTCCGAACAGATACAAAGATCTTGTTTAGGAAACAATATAGATGCAGTTCCGTGGTATATTTCACGATATGTGGCACATAATAATGAAGATTTTCCTGTAGGTTATCTTTATCATTCTTTCTACAAAGATTATCAACCTACTAGTCCTTTCTTTAATGTTATTGCTCTACCAATATGTCAAAAACTTAATATGACTGCACTTATGCGTGTAAAAGGAAACTGTTTTCCATCTACTAGTAGCCTGCAGGAACATGATTGGCATAAAGATTTTGAAGTTCCTCATAAGGGTGCCGTATACTATGTAAACAGCAATGATGGATTTACAATATTAAGTGATGGAACTAAAGTTGAATCTATAGAAAACCGTCTGTTAATATTCAATTCAGCAACCCCTCATCGTAGCACAAATTGCACAGACGAACAATTTAGAATTACAATTAATTTAAATTATATGTAAAAAAGAAGACTTTGATTATTTAGGATATAGCAAATGCCTGACATAGACATCGATTTTGTAGATAGAGACAAGGCTTTAGAATATTTCAATCATATTACCGCAAGCCGGTTAGAGGACGACGAATTAGCCAAACACAACACCGGCGTGTACATGCACGAAGTTCCTGTTGATGCTAAAACTAGCCTTTGCTCGGTTCCTTACAAGCAGGCCGAGGCCAAAGGTTATTTTAAGATCGATTTCTTAAATGTAAGCATATACAAAGATGTAAAGGACGAAGATCATCTACAGCATCTAATTAATAAGGAGCCTCTATGGGAACTTTTAGAACACCAAGAGTTTGTAGATCAGGTGTTTCACCTATCAGGACACTCAGAGATATTGAAGAAATTGAAACCGCAAAACGTAGAACAGTTAGCGGCCGTACTAGCAATAATTCGTCCTGCAAAACGTCATTTAGTAGACGAAACGTGGAAGACTATACAAAAGGAAGTGTGGACTAAGCCAGCTGATGGTTCATACTACTTTAAGAAAGCACATGCTGTTTCTTATGCGATGGCATGCATTGTGCATATGAATTTACTCACAGAAAACATAAAATAATGGAAAATTTTATTCATACTTGGACAATGCCCGAATATGTTTGCGATAATTTACTTGAATATTTTAAGATTGCAAGCGACGAATATAGACATATCGGGTCTGTAGGTAATACAGGCATTGTAGATTTTGCAGTTAAGCAGTCAACAGATTTACTTTTTTACAACCACTCGACCCATCCGGCCATTGTCGATTACTTTAATCATTTGCAAAATGGTTACGAAGGCTATGTAAATAGATTTGGAATCGACCATTTTAATTTAGTTACTGAACAAACTAACTTAATACAATTCTATCCACCCGGCGGAGGATATAAAGTATGGCATTATGAACGTGATAATGGCGATGCGTCAAGACAACTTGTGTATATGACATATCTCAATACTGTGAGTAGTGGCGGAACCGAATGGTATTATCAAGATTTTAAATTAGAAGCCGTAAAAGGACTAAGTGTAATATGGCCTGCTGACTTCACACACCTACATAGAGGAATTGTAAGTAGTGAACAAGAAAAAATAATTGCAACCGGTTGGTTCAAATTTGTTAGTTAGTTTTTTTAACTAATGTAATTGATTTTCTTTTAACTCTTTTAACCACAAAGTCGTTCAAACTGGTTGCTGGCCCTAGCAAAACCTTAACATCTTTACTGTTAAAATTTTTTATGCAGTAGGCAAACGGTTGTATTTCTTTATTGAGAAAAATATTTATAGGAATACTCCTATTGCTTTCCCACCACCATGCTTCTCCAAGATCAAGCAACGCCTGTTTTTCTACATCGGTTCTAAGAGCTTCGTAATCATACATGCTGGTTATATTAGCATCTTGATTGATTATGATTCCTACATACTCTTTATCGGTATGGTTTATAACGCTTATAAACGGAAAATTTTCCTGTAAGTTATCTGAAATCTTCATGGATAAATATGTAAAGAGGTCCTTTTATTATTATGCAACTAAATCGTGTATATTTATATCGAAATCAATTAGACATATTTACTAATTATAATCAATCTTGGACCCAAGAAAGGTATCGCAGAGTGTATAATCGCAATTTAAAAATATATCGCAGTGTTGATAACACTATAGATTTCACAGTACGCAACGGCGAAGAAAAAGAAATTTCGCTCGGTGCAGACACTACCCTAGTATTTAACTTGATTAGTAGAAGCACTAAAGATTTAGCCTTACAAAAAGACTGCACAGTATTAGATGTAGATCGAGGAAGGCACCAAGTAGTTCTTACAGAAAGAGAGCTATTTGATCTAGAAGCAGGATACTACGACATCACACTTGTTGCAGAAAAAAGACAAAACGTTGACAGCACACAGTATGAAGTGATAACAAAACAGATTCTATACACAGATGATCACTATGGCGGATACAACACCTTAGAAATCTTATCGGGGGCCACAGGCGAGGTTACAGCAAGTCAGGAGATAACCAATTTCAATAGAGTTGATCCTGCGGCAACAGGAGACGAGGAACTTCCTTACTTCGAAAGCACAATCATAGATGCCAAGCGACATTTAACACAGCCAAACGGAACACATACCTTTCAATTCTATTTCAGTAACTACACAGGCGAAGTTGCAATAGAAGGTAGCCTAGACGAAGGCGGAGCACCCAGCAATTGGTCAGAGCTGGAAGTTTCCGAATACGTAGAGCAAACTGCAAATGTCTATAAAAACGTCACAGGCAAGTATAGATGGTTTAGGGTAGTTCATACACCTACAAAAACCGGCGCACAGGCCACGTTTGTAATAACACAAACTGTGTTTGGTAATTATGATGTGGCAGCGCGTAACGGCGGAGTTAAGTATGATGTAGACGATGTTATAATCATAAAAGGCTCTGAGTTAGGCGGTGAAGACACTACTAATGATCTAATAATAACAGTAACAGAAACTGATAGCGACGGTGCTATTACTGAATTTGAACACGAGGGTGTTTCGTACAATGGATTTCGCAAATTTGTTAAATCTGCGGAAGTTACAGACATAGGAACAGTTGACAAAATACTTTATAGATAGTATGCTAGAACAATGACGTTTGTTCTAGACAAATTAAAGTCACTGTTGCCGCTAAACGCTAAACCCAGTCCCAGTGGCTGGATTAGCTTTAATGCGCCGTGCTGTGTACATCGAGGACACAAGCCTGATCGTAGAAAACGCGGCGGCGTAAAAATAGATACAGGCTTCATATATAATTGTTTTAATTGTAAGTTTTCTACAAGTTGGCAGCCTGGCAGAACTATTAGTCCTAAACTTAAAAGTTTTTGCTATTGGCTAGGTGCTGACGAAGACGACATCAAAGAACTTGTGTTCGAGGCACTTAAAACCGAATCGCCCGAATATATTCCGAAAGAATCAAACAGTCGTGTAGCATTTGAAGATAAAAAGCTGCCTGAAGGCGCTCAGCCAATTAGAGAATGGATAGAAGAAGATCTAGATCTAAACACAGAGACTGCGCTAGCATATGTGGTAGAATACATAGTCAATCGAGGATTTAATCCTACCGACGAAAACTTTTACTGGTCTCCGTTAGACGGATTCGAAAGTCGTGTGATATTGCCTTTCAAATTTCATAACCGAATCGTTGGGTATACTGCAAGAAAAGTAACAGCAGGAAAGCCCAAGTACCTCAGTGAACAGCATCCAAACTTTGTGTTCAATGCAGACAGACAAAATCCAGATCAACGATTTATATTTGTGTGCGAAGGCCCGTTTGATGCATTGGCCACAGGCGGAGTTGCTCTTCTTACAAATCGCATACACGAACAGCAGGCAAAAATCATCAATCAGCTGGGCAGAGAGGTAATTGTGATACCCGATCAAGATAGAGCGGGGATGAATTTAATTAACGACGCAGTAGATCTAGACTGGGGTGTTGCATTCCCCAACTGGGATCTTGATGTCAAAGATGCCAATGATGCTGTCAATAAATACGGCGAATTATTTGTGCTTGTAGATGCAATACAAACGGCACAGCACGGATCTATCAAGTGCGAAATTGCTAAAAAGCACATGCTCAACAGGATTAAACAGAATGAAGAATAAATTAGTTAAGTTAAAAGAATGGATACTTACACCCTACAGAAAGTACCAACAAAAGAAAAAATTAGAACAAAAAATCAAAGAACTTAAAAAACGAGATCCGTTTATTTACAAATGATAACATGGGGTATAAGTGCTAACAGTCACGATGCCGCCTTGGCTGTGTTCGCAGAAAACAAACTAGAATTTGCTTCGCACAGCGAGCGCTTCAGCGGCATAAAAAATGATCCTCACTTAAATACTAAACTAATAGAATATGCTCGACGTTGGGGCGAGCCAGACAAAGTAGTTTGGTATGAGAGACCATTTAGAAAGACAGTTAGACAGATACGGGCAGGCCAAGGTTGGCGGCGGCGTGATAATGACATTCGCGCTTATCTGCGCGGTTATGGGGTTAATTCTACAGTTGATTATTGCAGTCACCATCGTAGCCATGCTGCCGCTGGTTTTTTTACTAGCCCTTATGATGACGCCACTGTGGTCGTTATTGACTCGATTGGTGAATTTGAAACACTCACTGTTTGGGAAGGACAGGGCAACAATCTAACCAAAGCATACTCTCAAAGCTATCCTCACTCTGTAGGATTATGGTATTCGGCCATGACACAGCGTGTGGGTCTAAAGCCTAACGAGGACGAATACATTCTCATGGGCATGGCTGCATACGGCGATCCTAACAAATATCGAAAAGAAATTTTAAACGATTTTGTTAACCGCATAGGCCATCCCGACATCACATTCAAACAAAATCTGCACCGCGGGTGTAAGTGGTGGAGGCCTGATTTAAACACAGAGCAAGATAGATTTGATATTGCGGCGGCAACGCAAAAAATATACGAAGAGATGTTAGAATCTGTTTTGCGTTACACTGAACAACGTTTGCCCAGTAAGAACCTAGTGCTGATGGGAGGGTGCGCACTAAACTGTAGCGCAAACAGTTTGGCCTACAAGTATTACGACAGCGTGTGGATTATGCCCAACCCGGGAGATGCAGGATCTGCTGTGGGTGCTGTTTTAGGGCATTATAATATGCGCATAGATTGGCAGGGGCCTTATCTAGGGTATAACATAAAACGTCCATACCCTATTAAACCCGTGATACAGGACCTTGTTTCTAACGGTCTGTGTGGTGTGGCCAATGGGCCTGCCGAGTATGGCCCAAGAGCGCTGGGCAATAGAAGTCTGCTGGCTGATCCTAGAACACATGATAACAAACAAAGGGTAAATGAAATTAAAAAACGCCAGCAATTTAGGCCGTTTGCTCCTGCGGTGCTGGCCGAGCATGCCCAAGACTATTTCGACGGGGTTGTAGGCCCTTATATGCAGTCTACGGCGGTGGTTAAGGACCCTGAAGCAATACCAGCAGTTGTACATGCTGATGGTACTGCTAGAGTTCAAACAGTAGGCAAAGACGACAACACAGGCTTTCGCAAACTGCTAGAAGCCTGGTACAAAGAAACAGGGTGTCCTGTACTGCTCAATACCAGCCTAAATATGAAAGGCAGACCCATGGTAAATTCAGAACAGGACGCACGAGAATTTGAAAACACATATGGAGTAAAAGTATGGTAACAGTTGATGATGTAAAAAATGTTTTGAGAGAGGTATACGATCCTGAAATCAGTATTAATGTACAGGATCTTGGGATAATCTATAATGTAGAAGTTGAAGGCGATCACGTAAAGATTCTGCATACACTTACATCGCCTATGTGTCCTTTTGCTGACGAAATCTGCAATGATATCAGGCAGGCTCCTATGCAGTTAGAAGGAGTAAACAGTGTTGAAGTAGATGTTACATTCGACCCTCCGTTTACACTAGAAATGGTGCCTGAAGCAACGCGTCTTGAACATGGCTTATTATAGGAGGTAACATGATAGAAACAAGATACTGGGATAATTTAATTGTAACGTATGACGAAGTTTTTGATTTACAAGATCTAAAAATGATGTGCGACGAAATTTATTCGCAATCATTCTTCTACGGCATGGTTGACAATCAAGTAGAAATTCCTACATTGGCCGGGTTTTTACCGTTCGGAGATCAAAAATCTAATACCAAAATCGAATACAAGCCAACGGGATTAAGCACATGCAATAACAATGTTGTTACAGATTTGAGTCAACAGTTCTTTTATAAACAATGCTGGAGTTTTTTTGAAAGTCACTTACCAGAATTAGATGGCTTAAGATGTTGTAGATCACATATTAACTTGTTTGCACCAAATGAACATGCATGCTATCATACAGACAATTTTACAGACCCTAACTATACAGTAATATTTTATGCCAATCTAGATTACAATCACGACCAAATGGGAGAAACAAAATTTATCTTACGGCCTGATATGATTCCTAACACCAACGATATCACATTCCAATCTGATCATTATCCTATCAGTTTGAATATTATGCCTATACCGGGCCGTATTGTTATGTTCAGGGGCGACATAGAACATTCAGCAATTGGAATGCGTGACAAGCATAGATTTACACCTACATGGCAATTTATTGTATCTAACGATGAATCCTTACCAATATGCAAATATAAAAATTGACTATAATAGAAACCTCAAGTAAAATACAAGTATGGAAAAAAATTACAACTATGATCTACAGAAACTTTACTTAGAACTAATGTTAAGTGATGCAGAGACATTTGTTCGCTGCCAGGGTATATTCGACAGCTCTCTGTTTGATAGAAAACTGCAAGATACCGCAGAGTTTATTAACGAATACGCTAAAAAGTATACAGTATTGCCCGACTATGACATGGTCAATAAAAGTTGTGGCAGCAATCTCGAACCGCCCGGTGAACTCAAAGAAGGGCATCTCGATTGGCTCATGGACGAGTTTGAAGAGTTTACGAGACACAAGAGCCTCGAACGTGCGATTGTTAACTCCGCCGATCTACTAGAAAAAGGTGCATATGGCGAAGTCGAATCTATGATCAAGGAAGCTGTGCAGGTCGGATTGGCCAAAGACATGGGCACAGACTATTTTGAAGATCCTAGAGGACGACTGCTGGGATTAAAAGATAAAAACGGCCAGATCAGCACAGGCTGGAGTGCGCTAGACAACAAACTGTTTGGCGGCATGAATCGAGGCGAGCTTAACATATTTGCAGGCGGTTCAGGTGCAGGCAAGAGTTTGTTCCTTGCTAACCTAGGAATAAACTGGGCACTAGAAGGCATGAACGTTGTTTATCTTACCTTAGAGCTATCGGAGCCATTGGTAAGCATGCGCATGGACAGTATGCTAACAGGCATCACAACTAGAGAAATATTCAAAGACCTCGACGATGTTGAAATGAAAGTCAAGATGATTGGCAAGAAAAGTGGTGCCATGCAGGTCAAATACATGCCTTCAGGAAAGACCGCAAATGACATACGCAGTTATCTCAAAGAATATGAAATCAAAATGGGACGCAGAGTAGATGTTCTGCTAGTAGACTATCTAGATCTATTGATGCCTATCAGCAAACGTGTAGCACCTAGTGATTTGTTTATTAAAGACAAGTATGTTTCTGAAGAACTGCGCAATCTCGCAATGGAACTAGACTGTGTGTTTGTAACTGCCGCACAGTTAAACAGGGGCGCAGTAGAAGAAGTTGAATTTGATCACAGCCACATATCGGGCGGGTTGAGTAAGATTCAAACAGCAGACAATGTTATCGGCATCTTTACCAGCAGAGCCATGCGAGAGCGCGGACGTTATCAACTACAGCTAATGAAAACACGCAGTTCGAGTGGCGTTGGACAAAAAATTGATCTCGAATTTAACATAGAAACACTGCGAATCACAGACTGCGACGAAGAGGATCAGGATCACAACGGTGCCACTAACCGAGGTGGCAGCAGTATCATCGACTCGATCAAACGCAAGACTCAAACACAAGACACAGAAGCAGAGCGTGAGCCAGACGAGGGCAAGCCTGTGGCCAAGGTCAAAGCTACCGTGACCAGTAGCAAAATGAGAGAAATACTAAACAATCAGTTTGGGGACGATGATGACGAGTAAGATCGTTGTTCTCAGTAGATGGTATACACATCCTAGACCCGATCTAGAAGTCGACTGGCCCTTGTTGCACAGAGAAATAGGTGAAGATTGTGTTGCATGGCTAACAAAAAAAGAACAGGAAGGCACAGTTCAAATGCTGGTAGAACGGCAACACACACGGGCTAGACTGAGCTGCGAATTTTTTTGTGAAAAAACCTATCTGCAATATATACTGTGTTATGAATGAAATTGAATCGGTTCCACTGTTTAGCTGTCCAGTTTTTGTGACACGTATAGACACGGATTCTCGACCGGACTTTGACAAAATAGATTGGATAACCGCGAAGCGCAATGACATCAACCAGATCAGTCGTGACGACAAACTGCTGGATCGTCCAGAATGGCTAGACATCAAAACGCAGCTGAACGAAGTCTGTAACACTGTGCATCACAGCATTTTGCGATCAGATGCAAATACCAGTGTGTATATCACAGACAGTTGGATAAATCGCAGCCTCGCAGGCATGAATAGATCAAGGCACAACCATGTGAACAGTTACTACAGCGGAGTTTTGTTTTTTGAACACCATCCGTGCCAGTTAAACCTATATACACCGCATCCGTCGGTCATCGGCACAGTTCCTGCAGAGACAAATATACTGAACAGCCAGCATTGGACATTCAGTCCCGAGCCCGGGCTGTTGGTGCTGTTTCCTTCGTACATTGAACACGACACGGATCCCGTAGATGAAGCGCACAGTGAAAGACACAGTGTTGCATTCGATACCTGGGTAAGAGGAATGATGCAGCCAGAACATGACCCTGTGCGGGGTTAACTGGTTGGAGAGTAGTCTTTAATAAATCCTTCCCACACATCACCTGTGCTTTGGCTTAGCTTGTGTGCGTACTGTTCAGCAACCTGTTGTGCAAGACGATGTTGGGTTTGAGTAAACCGTCCACCTGCTAGGTCCTGAATCTTCTGAGTTTGGCCTGTGTTAACGTTGCGAGCCATTGGCATTATGTATTGTGTTGGCATATCCGTCCTCCGCAGTATTTATCCCCAGGTCCAGCAACTCTGCGCGAAGCGCAGCGCGGTAGATTCCAAGCAAGCGAAGCTTGCAGCGCGATAGCGCAAAAACACCATGAAGCACATCACCACCATAAATACACACATGTCCAGTACACAAGAACACGTGCTTGTGCTAGAATATTACACAATCAATACACCAGCCGCACAGGATGCCCTTACAAATGCCGCCGCAGTGGATCTCTACTGTGACCTAGGCATCGACACACATCAGCGTGATGCGGTTACACTGGTTTTTGATTCAGAACCAGAACAGACCATGGCTCTAGTGTATCTCAGCTGTTATGCGCAGTTCACTGTGCACACTGGCTAGTTGTGCAGATGCTAAATAGCCGTATGACATGGACATTATTTGTAATCACAATGACACTCAACGGCTTTAGCGTTCAACAGTTAAACACACACAGCACTATGCAAAGCTGTTTTGAACAGCGCACACGGGTTGTTGAGCAATTGGGCAAGCCCGTACTCAACAACTATCAAGCACTGTGTGTTACACTGACTGAGTAGTTATCTACTCCAGTTTTCTCCAAAGTTGTCTTGCACTGATCCACTAGGTGTGCGCCCCACGTCTGACACAAGCGCATAAGCAATTACTACCGCCAGCGCGATTGCAATCACTGCCCACTTAGGCATAACCAAATCCTGATCTCACGTGTGCAGGCTTGCCGTGTACCTCTGTGTAAAACTGTTCTAGATCTAAGTTTTTCTGTGATGGATGCAGTGTCCGTCTGGCTTCTGCCAACAGTTGTGCTCGTGTGAATGGCTGTTTAGCATGTTCCGTGCTGTCTACATAGAACCAATTGTTTGCAATTGTGTGGAACCCATAGTACTGCTTTTTTAACAGATCTCTAGTGGCTATGCGAGCGTCTACGTCTTTAGTGTAGTCTATGACTCGATCCCACGCTGCCCACGCGTCTTCGTGAGTGTGCGCACTGTTCTCGTACACTTCAGCGGCAAGCCAAAATGCTTGTTCGGCTACTTTACGTTGAGCTTTAGTGTAGAGGCCGCGCTCTTCTCGATTCCAATATTTCATTGTGTTCTCCTGTGTGTGTTCACAGTGCCCAGATGGGAACTCTGTGTGTGTAATGCAATTATAACACTGTGTGTGAGCTGTGTCTAGCCCAAATGGGTCCTATAGGTAAAAAATTTGGCCGCGCAAAAATTTACATATGTATAAAGTTTATCCCACCCCTGGTGATTCTAGACCATGGGTTTCAAAACTGTGTAATGTGTGTGTGAGAAAGTGTGAAATGTGCGAAAATGTGAAAGTGTGAAAGTGTGAGATATTAAGGCTAGCGCACAGCTACTACACTGTACGCACTATACCGGCCCACCCCCCACACTACCCTCCACCATGACCACCACTGTCAACACCTTGGAGTCTGGTGTGGTTCACAAGTCTCCAAGTGACCACAGCACACTTGGTGTGCTTCACCATCCCAATTGGGAATCTGTTCAAACAGTTCGTGTGGTAGTGGCTCGCGTGCTGCACAGCCTGCTAGCACAGCGCACGCTAGCACAAGCGCCAGCAGTCTCATGCTGTGCTCTCCACACGCTGTACACGATCTTCATAGTCTAACGCTGTTTCGAATGGCACATAACCTATGTCGCCCACGCGTGATCCCTCACCCAGTGTGTCCTGTTCGATACTGATGTGATATCCATCGTAGAGGTAAACACCTGAGCGTGTGTGTACTGCACCTTTTTTCAGGACACGTCCTTGGATATAGTAGGGCTGACCCTGAAAGTCCAGTGCGCGGATCACATCACCTACCTGTGCTGTGTTTGAGTGTTTCATGTTGTTCGCTCCTGTTGTCTAACTGTTTACAGTGTACGATCTTGGCTGTGGTTTGTCAACCTTTATTTGCGCAGTTTATTGAGACGCGGTAGGGTGCCTGTCTGCTCAAATATGTAATCCAGATACGCCATTTCAAGTTCTTTGTGTATTGCACTACCTACCTGCTCAGTGTTGCCTGCAACGGTTATTTGGGTTTCTGCTATCGGACAAGCCTTGGCCCAAAACTCAACCCGTGCACCTTCTGTGAGTTCCGTGTGCAGGCGCTCGCGAATTGTCCAGTCAGTGTCGTATCTGTCTGCGCCGCCGTAGTCACCAGTTCTGTAACGACCCAGTCTGCCTTCCGTGCCTGGCTTTGGTTGACTGCTGGTTCCGCGCTTGTATCGAATGCCAAGTGGATTGCCTGTTTCGCCTACCTTCCAAATTTCACCGTTAACCACAATAAAGTAGATCCAGCTGCGGTGATCTCGAAACATAAGGTCTTGGTCGATGTCTGTGTAGAACCAACTGTTGTTGTGTGCTGTTTCTTGTGTTACCGTGCACACACGTTCAAAACCGTCTGGTGTGTATGTGTTGATATCCAATGCAGTCATGGTGTTTGCCCTCTTTGCCCTAACTTTTATAAAGTATATGGTCTTGAGGTGCGCTAGTCAACCTGTACGCTACTGATCTGTCCGTTGCGGAATATGTAGTAGATGTTGATGGGACACGTGCTGGAACCTCGGCTGACCCATACTACATTGTCACCACCGGGACGCAGTTCAGCATGCTCCGCGCCCGTGCGCTTGAGATCTTCTATGACCTGTAGATAGTGAGTAACAGGCTGTACCTGTTCAGGATCGTGTATGGTAATGCTCACTGTGCAAGTGCCTCTCGTGCTGTGCAACGGTACGGCCGGTTGTACCGCCCTACGTCAATGTCAGTGTAGTGGCTGACACAGAAGTAGTCAGTCTGGATGTCACTGTGATCATAGTAGTTGGGTCCACGCATTGCCGCTAACAGCTCAGTGAGGAAGTCACGTGCGGTGCCCTCATAGTGCTCGTCGATCCAGTAGTGGTTGACCTGCATGTAAGGCCGGGGGAAGTCAATTGCTCCTTCAGTCAGCGTCACTGCCAGTGTGGAGTGATTGCGCACTGATACTGTGCCACGCATGCCATACTTCTTTAGCACTGCACGGATCTGGGGTGCAACTTCACGTTTGAATTCTTGACTTACATATGCCATTCTATCGCTCCTGGTTTGCCCTAAGTGTCTACAGTATACGATCTACTGTTGGATGTGTCAACTATAAGTTTAACCACTCGTCAAATGTCTTTACACGCCAGCCCAAACTTCTAGCCTGCTCACAGTAGATCTCATAACGTTCTTCCAGTGTGCCTGTCATGAGTGACTCCTATGCAAAGATCGTGTCCAGCATGCTGCTGCCTGCGACAGATTCGATGTAGTACATCATGTTCTCGCGCGGCAGTGTGTCCATGTCACGCAGCAGTTCACGTGCACGATCAAACTCGCCCCAACCAATCCAGCGGCAGATCTCAATCATGCGGCCCGCGTCGGAGATCAACATCGCAGTGTAGCCAATGTCGTCGTCGCCCATGCGCTCTTCTGCGAAGTCCGTGCGAAACTCGCGCACGATCTTCTCTTCAAGTTCTTTGGCAAGTGCTTTGGTATTAATGTAACGTGAGTTCATTGTGTCGCTCTCTGTTTTTGCCCTAACTGTGTACAGTGTATGATCTTTGAAAGAGTGTGTCAAGCAGTTTCCGTGCGAAGCATGCTCGCAGGAACCTTCCAGTTGCCGTAGCCCGACTCGCTGACAATCACAGTCTTGCGATTGATTTTGATTACCGTGCCCGTCACGGTGCGACCACGTGCTTCAAACTCAACAGAGTCTCCTGTTGCCAGTGCGCGAGTAGTTTCGCGCGACAGGTAGGTGCGGCGCAGTTTGATCGCTTCAACAACCTGCTCTAGTTCCTTCGTGTTCATTGAGTTGATAGCTGAGACTGCTGTCTGTACTGAATTCATTGTGTCGCTCCTGTTCGTTCAGTGTTTATACAGTATATGACCTTGGCGGGTTCCTGTCAAGCAGTTAGCCTGCCAAACACATAGTCGTCCGCTTGGATTCCTGGAATGCGAGCGTTGAGCAGATATGACAGTCGATACCAACTGCCTTCATAGCCTACGATCCACTCTGACCCTGTCCACACATAGTTATAGTCGTTCTTCAAGTCCTTCACAGTGCTGGTCTCAACGGCGCACACTGTGTTGAGCAGTTCGCCATGATCTCTGTGATAGAACACTGAGTCCTCAATAGTGGGTGCCATTTGGCTGGCATCACCCTGCTCGATGAGTTCGGCAATCTGATCGTCAGTGTTGTAGTTCTCTAGGAGAACAGCGCCTACGCCTTTGAGTCCGCCGTCCCAGTGTGAGTAGATGTAACGGATGTAGCCTTCGTCAGTGACCTGTCCAATCGTTGCGCGAGTTGCCATCTTGTCGCTCCTGGTTTGCCCTAAGTGTCTACAGTATATGATGTTCTAGGGGTCTTGTCAACCCCTTACCAACTGTCTACGAAGTCCGAGCCCGCAGTCTCTTCGATAAGACCAAACATGTCCTCACGGGGAGCAGTGTCCATTGACAGCAGTGCAGCCCGTGCTGCACGAGTGTGGCCCTGACTGATATAGCGGCAGACCTCCAGCATGTCGCCAGCGTCGGAGATATACAGTGCCTTCAAGCCAGCGGCGTGACTGCCGTCTTCACAAGCCCGCGCCCAGTCTGACTCGAACCGGCGTAGGATCTTCTCTTCGATCTCACGAGCCAGTTTCTTCGTGTCTACAAAACGTGCGTCCATTGCGTTGCCCTCTTGCCTTAGTGTTCATGTACAGTATATGATCAAGCCACAGTGCTGTCAAGTTCGTAGCGAATGTCTTCTTCCGCTTCTGCAATCTCAGAGCAGGCCAACAGCAGAGACTTTACCTTGCCGCGCTCGTGATCGTCTAGGTTTGCGATCCACTCGCCAATGCCGCCTGCTTCGTCGATCAGCGCAAGAATCTGATCCATTGCGGCCGCAGTGTTCTCAACAGCGCAATAGCTCATGTTAGGATAGTTCATGCTCATTGTGTCGCTCCTGGTTTGCCCTAAGTGTCTACAGTATATGATCTCAACTACACCGTGTCAACCAGAGCAGCGTCACGAGCAATCTCGCGGTTGAGGCGCACGAGTTCGCGATCTGCCGCCTCACGAGTCTGCTCCAGCATGTCGTCCAAGTATCCGCCCAAACGGTTCTCAAGGATCTCCTCTTCAGGCGAACAGTCTGCGGCATAGCAGGATCCCAAGTTCTCGTCTGCCATGAGGTGTCCCCGATAGAACACGCGAACTCGAGTGATGAAGTGAGTGTCAATGCCCGCGTCGCAGCGTCGCTCCATTTCCTCAACATCCGAAACAGTGTCGTCGAACATGTCGCGGATGGGCACGTCCTCATACCACCAGTCTACTACGACATGGTAGAAGTCGTCACGCCAACTTGCTACTTCGTGGAAAGTGTCAAACATAGTCTTGCCCTCTTTTCCTAACAGTGTGTCTACAGTATATGATCTTTGAGACAGCATGTCAACCAACGCTGTCTTCCATCATTGCGAGATCGTCGTACACACCGAACTGGTCGAGGATGTTATACTCCTGCTCGCTGAGTTCACTGGTTTCTAAACGAGCGAGAGCATACACGTCATCGATCATGAAGTCTTCACCGTTGACCCACTCGCCTGCATAGGCCATGCCAGGTTCATAGTAGTTCGCGCTGACCTCAAAGCCCTGCTCTCTGAGATACTCATAGAACTGGACGGGAGGTGCCCAGGCTGAGTCAAAGCTTAAGCTCAGAGTCACGCCGTCAAAGTCTTCACTGACGGGATCAATGTCCCATTTAGTGCCCCAGTTGGCAACCTGCCAGTCATACCAATTGGTATGTCCAGTCTGTGCGATCATAACTTGTCGCTGCACACTGTCGAGGTTGTCTGGCGTGGGAGATACAGTGTCTCGCAAGATCTCTGGCAGTGGAAGGAACATACCAAAGAAACCATCTGCGGCTTCTGCTCGGCTCACTCGTTCTAACAGAGCCTTACCTTCTTCTGTTGTGGCTGTGATGTCCACATTGTTATAGCACCAGTTTGGCATTATCGTCTTACAACCTCTACTAAATGACTTGACTTTCCAGTGTAAGCTGAAGCACTCACACCAACCATCTGACGACCTTTGTCCTTTGCACTACGCTCATTCAGAGCCATCACAGTGCCAGCGAACCGGCCATCATAATAAACAAAGTATTGATTGAACATTATGCATCCTCCTCGCAAGGTGTTGGATATTCGTTACAGTGTAACATGTCTTCAACATCGTCCATGCTCATATACTTCAAGCAGGCTGTGAGCATATCCTCTGCGGAGTAGCCCATCTCTTCAACCAACTCAATTGCAAAATCTCTGTAGTCTGTCATTGTTCGCTCCTTAACTTCACTATATGTATAGTGTATGATCATTTTGACGGGTGTCGACCCTAAACCACATACTCCGAGTGGTTCTTGATGTGCCACTTCTCAACCACAGCCCAACCACGGTCATCTTCGTCTGTGATGATGTGCACCACGTTCTTCATAACCTTGGCATAACGATAGCCACTCATACCGCATACGCCTTCACCACCTACCCAAACGATATGTGGGTATTCCATGTTGCGTCCGCCGTGTGCTGGCGGAGCAAGAACAGTGTCGTCTGGGTTGAGGCTGTATTCGAAATAATTGCCGGTGTCTTTCTCTGTGAAGATTCCGATTGGATCTTTAGTGTGGGTGTAGTATGGCATATGCTCGCTCCAATTGCCTAACTGTTATATACAGTATATGATCAGTTTGAGTTCGTGTCAACCAAATCGCATAGTTCACCATCTGGCCCGTAGTCTACAGAGTAGCCCAAACAAGCAAGCGCCTGTGACAGCCGCGCCGCAGCAGCATATGAATCACCTGATTCTGATTCTTGGTCGAACCTGTCAAGTAGATCCTGTACTTGGAGGGGAAGCTGTTCGTAATTGTCAAGTAAATCTGTCACGGTGTATCTCTTTGCCCTAAGTTCGTATACTGTGTATGGTCAACGGCCGTGGGTGTCAACCCCTAGCATGCCGCTCAACTGTAATCGATCTCGGTGCAGAGTCGCTTGTTTGAGTTCTGCGTGCAAGCCGATGATCTCTGCGTTCAAGAAGTCCCAGCCCACAGAACTGAACTCTGTCTCTGCTTGCGCTTCTTCTGCTTCTCGAATCGCCTGTTCGATCTCTTCAATGGTTCTCATGTTAACCTCTACGATCCTGTACTATACGTGTGAGCGCAATGACAATTGCACCTGCGAAGATCACAAAATAACCCACCAGCATGGGAGAAAACACTGCCCACCACGACCAAACAACAACATCTGTGAGTTTGAGAACGATGAATACGATTGTGAGTGTTTCTAGAAATCCCATTGTAGTTCTCCTTTAGGCCGGGACTCGAACTTCCCAACCCGAGTGCGGTGTGTATGTGAGTTCCGCACGCTCATAGCGGCCGGCTACTCGTTGTGCATCCCGCTGACGATAGGTTGCGTAGATAACGTGATAATTGGTCATGTTGTTCGCCCTCTTTGCCCTAACTCTTGATACTAGTATATGATTTCGGAGTGGCCCTGTCAACCCCCCTAAACACTTTCGCCTACTTGTTTAGACCAGAGAGGGTTTTGAGTTGATCGATTTCGTCTTCACGCACCACAAAACGATCGGGATCGTCTGTGATGTTGCCACGGTGTTTTCTAGGTCCTAACAGTCCTAGACCGTAGACATCACCGTCGGCTGTGAGTTCGAACCAACGAGTGTTGCGGTCGGGGTGTGTGGTAACAGCACGAATGCTGCCTGAGCGAGTCTTTTTAAACTCCAGTGTGTCCATGATCTCATTAATCATGGGATTCCAAGGTTTGCCACTGCCTCGCATGAACTGATCAAGCACGCCAAAGATCTCGCTCTTGGCCCACTTTTTAAATTGTTCTACTGTTGCGGTGTCCATGGCTGTATTTATCCGAGGCTCAACCGTTGATGCTCGTCAATCACTTCGATCTTTGACAGTTTGCGTCCTTGAACCACAATGGGCTCGAACAGATCTACGGTGTGATGGATCCAACCTTCAGAATCGATTCGACTCTTGGTCACAGTGCCCGCATAGCCCACGCCAAGGTATACACCTGCGATCATTCGACCTCGTTTGCTCCATTCCATGTTATACCATCGTCCTTAGGCTGCGAGGTGGGAAGTCATAGCGATCACCGAACGGATCCTCTACGATGATTCGATTGGAACGCACTTCAACAACCACATAGTCAAAGTTGGGTGCATCTTTAAGGCACACGCGATCACCTACACGCATTACACAGTCTCCAAACTGTCGTTATTGTGGAACTGATAGCCATCAATGGCTTCAGCAAGGGCGGAATACACTGCTTCACGAACCGCAGTGTCTCCTGCTTCTGCATAGTCTTCCGTGCTGGCCAGTCGGCTCAACTCGCGACTGACGAATCCTGTGATGTCTCGGTTAGTGGCCACTTGATGAACCGCAAGGTCGTATGCGGCCAACACGATTCGACTGACAAGGATGTTGCCTGTTTCTGTAAACATTGCGTATTGATTGTACATGATTTCGCTCTCTTGTGCTTCAGTGTAGTTACAGTGTATGATCTCTAAGGCAGAGTGTCAAGCGTCCGCATTGGCAGCAGTCGCACCCCAAAGGCCAAAGAATGCTCCGCCCATCACAAGCACACCTGCCAGTGCAATTTCAAACAGGCCGAGGGGTTCGTAGCAAGCACCGCCGCAGTCTTCCATCACGCCAACCGCTGAGATCAGCATCACAAAGCCCAGTGCAATTCGAATAGTGCCTTTCATTGTGTCGCTCCGTTTCCTAACTGTGTATCTACAGTGTACGCTCAGTCCAGTCCCTTGTCAACCATTGATCTGTGATCACACCACTCAGAGACGCAACCGATCGCAAACACCACAATGCTCAACGCAAGCAACACGGTCAATGGCATCAGTGCAGTAGTTATTTTGGTTCTTCCTTGTCTACTAGATCTTCGAAGTAGTGTCCGCCACGATCAATGTCAATGTTGACTCGAGTGTTGGCGGGAAAGTATTCTACCAACCGTTCAAACAACTGTTGGGGTGTGCTGGCCTGTGCAATAAACTCGTCTGTTTCATAATGATAGGCAAGGTAGTTGTCATTGATCTTTTCCACAGTGACTTCTCGCACAGCGTCTTCTTCTGTTTCTTCTGGATAGAACTCACTGACGTCAACTCCTAACTCTCGTGCTTTCTGTTTGATTTCACGATCGCCGATATTGAATTCGTTCAGTAGGTTGCCCAGTGCCCGGCCCGCAATGCGTGTGGTAACAGCACTGCCTACCGCACAACCTAGAACAAAAATAGCAAAGTCGATCAAGTAGTTCATCGAATCGACTCTGCTGGAAAAAGGGTGGAGCACTCCCGAGGGCGGGGGAGTGCTCCGGGTGCCATGGGCTCCGGGAGCGAATCGGATTCCATGGCTATCAGCCGGGCGGCTGATTCGGTGGGAACTTGTAATTTGTCACAACTATCAAAGTTCACGAAAATTGTACAGTCATTCATCGGCTGTGTCAACCCTATTTACCTGGATGGTTACAGCCTCGTTCTCGTCTAGAGCAGCTACGAACGTGTCATCGTAGATCAACTCTTGCATGGCGAGATCAATCATGCTTTCGACCTGTGCAAGATCTGCTGAGCCCGACCCCACACAGTGTACATCAAATGTAAAACGATATGATCTCACAATTTGCCTCCAACTTGCTCACAGTGTATGATCTTTCGCACTGTGTGTCAACCCCTAATCATGTCTACGATCTCTGCCTGCAGCTGTGCGACCTCGCTGCGATCTACATACAGGTCGGTGTAGGGATCCCAGTATTCGCCCTCCCAGCGATCGTAGAACAGAACTCTGCCATTGGGATATGTGAACGGACCTTCCAGTCCTTCGCTTTCTCGCGAGCCCTGTTCCCACTGTGGAGTAACTGCTGGCATTGCGGCATATCCCACTAGATCGACTCCTCTAGATAAGCGTATTCTTCGTAGGGCAGAGGCTCAACGTCCGCGGGCAGACCTCGTGCTAACTCTGCTTCCCAAGCCGCTGTGGCCTGCTCTTCCTCAAACTGCTCATTGAGTTGACGGCAGATGTTGTCGTAGGTAGACTGCAACTGCTCAATAGACATCTCATCCCAGTTGAGGCGCAAGCGGCAACCGTAAAGGTCCTTTGAAGCATCCGAAATCCCATTGATCAACTCGTTGCGACGGAAGTCTTCCACGGTGTAGATGCCCTGGTCGTGCCAATGGCTGAGGTCGTCTGTGAGTTTGAACACTACAGTGCCTGGCTCCTGCTGCATCAAGATATCTGCACGAGCATTGATGGACTCGATGTGCTGTAGAAGTGTGGTCATAGTGTTCGCTCCGTGTTTGCCCTACTCTCTTATAGTAACATCATTGACGACTGTGTCAACCCCTGCAATAAAAAAATGGGCCCATTTCGGGCGGTGCCCATACCCAGTCGGGGACACAGACCCCGCTCGTGTTCAGTCTAGGCGTGATCCTGCAAACACGCGGTCCAACTCAAGCTCTTCGCGGAATACTTCAGCGTAGGCACGAGCACCTGCTTCACTTGCATCCACGCTCTGGCCAAAATACCAACCATCGCGTCCGTTCCACTGTTGAAGTCCGCCTGAATAACTCTTGCGGAATCCCACAGCCTGCAGAGCCTTGCCCATCTTTGAGTTTGAACGAATGCCGTATGCATCTACCCACGCAAATCCACAGGGACCGCCGTCGTTGCCTTCGAAATGACGATCGGCAAACTCTTGTGCCGCATCGCGTGCCGCTCTGATCGCTTTGTCGTGTGCCGCCTGGACGACGAGTGTTTCTACTGAATTAGACATGGTTCGCTCCTAGTTGTTCAGTGTAAGTACAGTTTAAGATCAAAGTTCAGCGACGTCAACCCCTGCTTGGATCTTTTCTGACATCCGTTTGATCTCTCGTGCTACATGCAGAGGATCGCTGTCTGCAAACAGTGCAAGGCCATGAATGCAGCCTTTGAGGTAGTTGACGTCGTAGGTCTTGGCTGAGATGCTCTCTGTGAGATCATCATATGTGGTCTGGTACAGTGTTACAGTGTCCATTGCTCGCTCCTAATTGTTCAGTGTAGTTACAGTGTATGACCTAGTCATGCAGCTGTCAACCCCTGTTGTGCTATCACTTGATCTAAGTGCCGACAGCGCCCGTGGAATCGATAGCCCGTGCAACTACAGGTCTTCTCTTGGGTGTTGACTTCGTAGGTGTTTCCACGGCTGCCCTGCACAGTCACCACTGCGGGGTCTTCAGCTGACTCAATGCTCCACTCTGTAGAACACACTGCTCGTTCTTCAAACCGTCGACGAGCACGATTCAGTCGCATGGGGTGTTTAAACCACTCTACTGGGCCTGTGTGATGAGGCCTGTAGGCAATCATTTTATCGCCCGACACGAGATAGGTGTGGTTGGGCTGTGTCTCGGTGTCCCAACCAGTGACCTCTACCAAACACTTCATAGATACAGTGGCCCTGTCCAACGAATACTGTAGTCGCCGTCTAGGATGTTGCCACGTGGCTGGTTGCGAGCTGGCGCATTAAAGCCTGCTGGCTTTAGGATGTCACCTCGGCGAAACTTTTTGTCCGTGTCTGTGTTAACTACGAATCCCCACACCATGGTCTGTGTGCCCAACTTGTGAAGGATTTTGATGTACTTGCGTCCTTGGGACACGCTAACACCCTCTTCAAACTCTTGAATCATGGTCTTGGACGTGTGACTCTTGCTGTCCACACGACTCATGTGTGTGCGATAGTCTGATTTGATGTCTTCGATGAGACGTTCGATCTGTGCTTGCATAGTTCGCTCCTAATGCCTTTGCCCTAACTGTTATATACAGTATACCTTCAACGAGTGGGCTTGTCAACCACCTGTGATAAGATTTTTTCCACTGTGGGAAACTCAGTCATGTGCTCTATTGCACGATCAATGATTCCCATGGCAACACTGTCACCGTAGATCCAAGCCGATCCTGTGCTGTCCGGTGCCCTGCTCGGCTCAGTGTGCTCTATGACATCCCACTGGCCTGTTTGCTTGTTGTATCTAAGGCTAAAGCCTCCTGAATGCTTGCTCACTGCGCCTCCTAGTGTACTGCTTCGCTGGCTTCCCAGTGTACGAGATGTTCGTCACCCGCCGCCTTGATGGCCACACACTGCATGAGGTACAGCCCCATGTCAGCAGTTTCTTCGTCTGTGAAGTCCTCGTCACCGTCTGCCAACAGACATGCGAGGTTGAATTCTACGTCATCTTGATAGATCATCGATCCTGCCTTTAAACTGTTCAACTGCTGTGGGTTCTGTGTGCTCCACCACACGGTCAGCGGCTGTGTTGATCCAAACCTGAATGTTGTCAACGATAGAAGGATTGTATGCCACAATCACGCCACCTGTGATCAACCCTAGAATAAATTTCACGCCCTAAACCTCGCTTTCTTCAACACTGTTACAGTATATGATCTAGGGTCGCTGTTGTCAACGACCCCAGCAGCGGGGCCTAGTGCCTGCGCATCACAGTGACTTCACTCATCTTACGCCAGCGATCTGGATAGGCACGTGCGAGATCCGCAATCTTCAACACACTTCGCAGACTGAGCTCACGCAGTCGCTCACGGTTCTCTACCACATACTCTACGATGTCACGCTTGACGTCTCGGCTGAGTTCATATGCGTCCAGCATGCCATCTTCTACGATCTGGCGAATGCGCAGTACTTTTTCACGATCCGTGTCCATGCCCAGATCAATGTGATGACAGCGACTCTCAAGTGCTTCTAGGTGATCTTTCAGCTTCTTTGACTTGACGTTTTCAAACTTCAAGTTCGTAATAAAGATAGCACCACCTTGGTACTCAAACGAATGCGGAATGCCTTCACTTCGCAGACTGCGCGAATCCGTGTTCCAATGGATCATTCGCTTCTTGCTTGAATCCAGCGCGGCTTTTAGGATATTAAGCGATAAGTCGTCCATCAGCACTGAGTCACAGTCGTCAAACACCAGTACTTCGTCTCGAGCTGAATACTCGTACAGTTTGGCGTAGAGTCCTACTGCACTCATAGCACCTTTAACAAACTCGTACTTGGGAGCGCGATTGCCCAGTGCAGCAAACATGTCGTCTTTGGCGAGAGTTTCCTGTACGCCGTGCGACTTGCCCACGCCCGGTGGTCCAGTAACAATCATAGCTCGTACTTCGCCTGACTTCACAGCGGCTGTCATGAGATTGAGAATTTCAAATCGCTCGCGCAGACGCTCTACGATTTCAGCATCAGTTTCTGTTTTCTTGGCTGGCATACTTGCTCCTTATACGTCGAAGTGTAGTGTTACTGATTCTGGAATGTGGTCCGCATCCTCAGGTTCACCCAGTGACTCAAACAGTTCTGCGCTATACAGTTCAAGCTCACTTGCTTGTGCATGCGAGAACGCTGTTACGTCAAGGTCTTGAGGAAGTGCTTGTAGCTGTGCTACGAGTTGTGCTACTGTCATTGTGTTCGCTCCGTTTTGTGTTAGTATGCGTATACTATAACAGCACACGCACAAGTTGTCAACCGTTTTTTTACGCTTTTTTGCGCAGTGTGTACAGCGCAGGCATTTTTAAAAATTCTTTTACTTGCTGTGCGGCAGCATTTTTAATGGCAAATTCCGCAGTGTGCATGCTGACGTTTTTGGGTTTTGTTTTGGCTGTGTGCGTGAACAGCGTGTTGGTTGTGCTACAGTATGTAACAAAAACGTTACGTGCTATTTGCTTGCTGGTTAACACTAAGCTTGCCCTCTCTGTGTTAATGTTAACACAGTATAGCCTCGCACACTGGAATGTGCAAGCATTATTTTTAGGACAAAAGCTGAACCCTAAAACTTTTTTGTCCAAGCGTCGTTCAGGAGTCCCTGCGGTGGTTTGACGGTGTGGTACCCGTGGGCGGACTCGAACCGCCACGACCTCTCGGTCTCTGGATTTTAAGTCCAGTATGTCTACCAATTCCATCACACGGGCATGGTGGCCTCCCGGGTAGGACTCGAACCTACAGTCTACAGATTAGAAGTCTGTTGCATTATCCATTATGCTACCGGGAGAACTTGGTGGGACCACTAGGACTTGAACCTAGAACCTTACCATTATGAGTGGTGCGCTCTAACCAATTGAGCTATGGTCCCAAAAACCTTGTGTGTGCGCTCCTCTTTGTTTACTGTGCATACAGTGTACGATCACTCTGACTCTGTGTCAACCCCTGACCCACGCTCATTTACCCATTCTACGAAAGCGTCCGGTTCTGCTTCCAACCACGCCGGTGAGTCAGCTGCAATAGCAGCCAGTTCCATGCGAGAAGGATAGTGCCGCAGCAGTGAACTTATCTCATCGCGTAGATATTTGGGCAACCGCTGATTGCTCAAATTTAGAAACAACCACTCTCTCGTGTTGTCGACCGCTCTGAATCTCTCATAAGGAATCGTCATAACACTATTATACACACATGTGCACACGTGTCAACAGCATGTGCGATCCCAGCAGCGGGGCCTATGTGAGTAGATAGTTATATAGCAAACTCTCCGCACCACGCTTGCGAAGTTAGCTATATAATGAAAACACCGCGCACACACATGATCCCAGCAGCGGGGCCAATGTGTCGCACAGTGACTAACTAACAGTATGCGTAACGACGACAGTGAAATCCCACAGCTGACGAGCACAGAGTGTGTGATCCTAGTGTTAGTGTGTGTAGGTATCATACTAGCAAGTGTGCTTCTACGCTGAACACAGCCTCCAGTCGCTGCTGTGTGTAGCGTGATCTAGAGTGGATCTAGTGTGGATTGAGAGTGAAAAACTGTGGATTTAGTGTGTAAAACTGTGGCGAACGGTTCAAACGAGCGGTGTTTGGGTAGAATCTGTAGTGAGATCAAAGATTTAGGAGGATGGGGATGACAGGCATTGCACAAATACACACTTTTCTACACTTTTTGACACTTTGATACACACTAGACCCCACGAGGCCCCATTCACTACACAGTTCACACACTTTTGCGCACTTTACATTGGGTAATTCACACAACACACATTCTCTACTACCATCCAAACACCTGTGTGTATTCTCGTGGCAAGCGTTTCAACTCAATTGCACGTGCACGAATCTCATGCCAACCCAACTGTCGTGCTCGTTGTACTCTGTGATTGCCGTCTATTATCCTCTCAACACAGCCGTCCACAACCAGCACTAGTATGGGATCGCGCATGTCCACACTGTTTACTCTCGCCCATTCTTCTGGGTCGCCCTGCCAATCTAACACACATTCTTGGAGAGCATCTAAGGGCATGCTTGTCACGGACACAGCACGTGCGCAGTTCAACAGTTCGTTCAGTGTTATTGTTACACTGCCGTCTCTGCTGTGCCACTCTGTGTGTTGCTCACTGTTCATTCCTAATCTTTCTGCTGTGCAAACTGTGCCCACTCTGGCTCTGGCTCACACGCACAGTCATAGCCACAACGCGTCTCATGCTCTAGGATGTGATCTTTGATTTCTATTATTCTGTGACGCAGTCGCAGGTATGCTCCCCAATCACCCAAGTACATCGCACGATCGAGTTCACGCTGTAGTTTGATTATAGTGTGTTGATAGTGTGCTCTATAGTTCACGACTGTATTGTTACTGTGCTCGCAACCAAGCATCACGCACTAACCACCAGTGAGCCTGCTTGTGTGCGTCCAGCCATTCTACGTGGGTAGTGGGTTCACACTGTGTGTCTGTGGTTTCTCCCACACGAACAACGTCACTGAGGCGTGTGCCGGGATATGCTGTTGCAAGCCACTGTAACACACGTGTGAGTTCACGCTGTGACATCATCATCTTGCACGACCTTGTTTCACTGTGTAGTACCTAGGACCCTGGCTAACGAACTCTCTGCCAGCTCTAGATCCCTGATACTCTTGATGTTGCGTGTTGTACTGTAGATTTATATCTATGCCCTGTAGGTTAACTGTGAGACGCTGTTCTGGTGTGAACTGCGTCACATCAGCTGTGACAGTTTGACCTGTGTCAGTGTTGTGTACTAGTGTTGTTGGTTCCCAGTGTGTGTTCATTGCGGTTCTCCCTGCTCTAGTTTATCGCTGCGCTCTTCGAGCAAAAAAATTTGCGCGCGGCCTTTCAGGCTCGATCTACAAACGCCTGCTCTGTGAGGAATGTGCCTTTGCGTTTTTTTGTGCCTTGACGGAATCCGCGTTGCTCCAACTGGCTCTGTAGCTCTCTGTTGAAGTTCAGATTGCCACACAGCATCACGCGATCTGTTTTGCTGTCAAGCTCAAACTGCTTTTTGTGTAACAGTGCAGAGATGCGTTCACTGGCGCCCTGCCAGTCTGGGTCTTGTGTTACCGTAGGGTGGAAGTCTACGGGCGTGTCTTCAAACAGGTGTCTGTATGCAGCCAGTTCTTGTTCTGTGCGCACGCTCCACGCAACATGCACCCTTTCATACTGTTGCCAGGTCTGTGGGTCTCTCACTATGCTCGCAAATGGTGCTATGCCCGTGCCTGTAGCCAACAGCCAAAGGTCCGTGCCCTGTTCTAGGTTGTCGAGCACGAGTGTGCCTGAGCTTGCGGGGCTGACTCTAACACTGTCGCCGGGCTTGATGTGCTGTAGTCTGCTGGTCAGTTCGCCCTCCTGCGCTTTGATAGAGTAGAATTCTAGATCGTCAGCATGTGGGTTGCTTGCGATTGAGTAGGCTCTCTGCGGTGTGCCTTCCAGTCCCAACATCACAAACTCGCCTGCTCGAAACTCGAAGCCTGGGGGTCGTTCTGTTGCGAACTTGAACAGTGCATCAGTGTAGTGTTCTACACCTGTGACTGAGACTTTGCCCACTTCTAAGCGTAGATAGCGAGCATACTCCTGTTCGTATTCCGCTTGTGAGAGGCTGTGCCAACCTCTGCATGAGTCTGGTGATCTTCCGCATCCGCAGGTCATTGTGTTCTCCTTGTTGTGTTATTCTAAGGTTCCGCGATCAATCGCGCTTTTGATTATTCTGTCGACTTCTTCGGGCTCTAGCGTGCAGATCCATTCGCCGTCGGGCGGGTCCAGCTGAAAGAAATCGAGGTGCTGTTCTTCGCCTTCTCCTATAGCATAGGTCAGCGTAATATGCCTGGGTTCTTGTTCGGTCATGTGTGACTCCTTGTTATTCGGCTTGTGGAAATCGGTTTTCTTCGCATTAATTTAAAGTTTATGTTTCAGATTCGCTATTTTTCTTCTACCAACTCCAACTCACAAATGAGTGTCTGATTCCTGTTTTCACTTCTGTAACCCTATGTGGATACATAAATGTAGATGGAAACACAATCACTGTGCCTTTTTCTAAATTTATTTTAGTGTCTTCGAACATAATAAAATCGCCACCTGTAAAATCATCATTGAGGAGCCCTACCACGGATAGTGTAGGAATTCCTTTTCGTTCACCATCGAACATCTCTTGGACTCTATCGCAGTGCTTGCTCATAATTTGTCCTTTTTGATATTTGTTAAATCTTACGTTAGTGAATCCGTCAAACCCTGGTAGATATCCTCCAGACTTTTCATATACGTAGGTAATTAAGCATTGATTTACAATGTCATTTAGATACGATATTTTTTCTATCTCTGTATGACTAATATAGGGTTCTGCATCAGTTTTGAATCTTTTTTTATCACTGTGTGAATAGAATCCATGTTCAATATATTCGGCGATGTTTAATTCATGTAAAATCTCATCACACAGATCTTTATTGACAACTGAATGATAAATTCCAACATAGTCTAGCAAGCTCTTCATATAGATAGTTATCAGATAGAATAAAATTAAATCAGCCAATCTGATAATAAATATTATATATGAGAGAACGAGATCTACTAGAACAGTTGAGCGAAGCCAATGAACATTGGGCCAGTTCACGAGCACAGACGGCACTTGCAGTACTAGAACAGTATGAAGGCGGCGGTCTAGACGACATGGAGTTTCAAGACATCATGAGTCGTATCATAGACGAACGCGAGCTAGATAGAGCATCTGATGATCTCGAAACCAAAGCTCTGCTGATCACAGCAGTGTTAGGCTCTGCAGGGTTGATATAATGCGAACACGAGACATAATCGAAGCACGAGTACAGTTTTACGACAGAAGTAGTCTAAGGCAGTACATTGTTCAGGCAATACAAGAATACCTAGACCAAGAAGAAGATCTAGATCGTTTAGCCCGGCTGTTAAAAATGACCGTAGGAAAAACAGTCGACATTGACGGCCGTTCGATGGCAGTAGAAACACAGGATATCGATCAAGCACTTGCAGAGTGGAAAGCCAGCAAAGAGCTGTGCACGTCAGGCAAGCCAGACGCTGCCCTGGGAGCAAGCGCTCTTGCGTCATGCAAGAGTCAGGGTTACCGTGCAAGAGATGGGGGTAAAAGTCATAAGATAGGGCGCAAGCGAGTCAAGGTTCAGGGCAAAAAGATGAAAGGTAAACAGTACGGCGGAGACTTACCAGACTGGTCATGAAATACGAAGATATTACACCTGGCTCTCTGCTGATAGCACCACCACACATGACTGACATACGTTTTGCAGGCTCTGTGCTGTTAGTATGCCAGCTGGCAGAGGACTCCAGCACTGTTGCGCTGTGCCTTAATAGCGACACAGAATTTACTGTGAATGATCTCAGAGACGAAATTAATATAGATGCAAATTTACCATTTCCTCTTTACTGGGGAGGCCCTGTTCAGCCCGGGAGCATATGGATGTTACACGACGCAGACTGGGTTATGGACAAAACTATTGTAATAAATGAAAACTGGGCCATGACCAGTTCGCGAGGAATGTTCCATCACATTGCCGCAGGAGACATACCAAGGCAGTTTAGATTCATGCACGGTTTTTCCAGTTGGAGCCCAAATCAACTTAAAAGAGAATTGGAAGGCCAGCCACCTTGGCATTCAGGCAGCAGTTGGCTAATCACAGAAGATCCAGGCGTGGACTATATCTATGAAATGCCGGAAGGTGTCATGTGGGAAGCCTGTATGCAACGAGCAACAGAACAGGCAATTGACGCTTGGTTTTAAGTTTTTTCGTTGGCTTTGGGATTGATCCCTGTAAAGTTATAAGGATCAATGTGTTCTCTAAACATTCCGTTTAGTGCCTTAATGTAGGCGTCATAGGTTCTAGTCATAAATTCTGATTGTTTATCACTTGGAACGAACAGTTCTTTGGCCTCGTCTGGTGTTAGATCGATTTCTATATTGACTTTCACGATTTTTCTCCTTTTTTTCGAGATTTTGTATCCAATCTAGTCTAGCTGTTTGAGATTGTTTATAATTTTTCTATCTTATGTTTAATAACAGCATCTGGCTGTGGATTATTGATAGGGGTTACAGGACACATTCCGCAAATTGCGTGTGGTTTAAAAACATTATCCACAAACTCCGCCAGTTCTTCTTCTGTGAAGTCTGTTCCGAGGCCTTTGTATTTTAAATAGGGTGCCCAATCAGGATCGTTTAATCTATCGTATTTCTTCAAGTGTGTTTTAACCATACTAATCGGTGGACACTTGTATAATCTATTGTTATAAATTATAGGAAAGTGATTTACGCCACAAGCATTATAACTACCTTCTGGGTCGCCGTCATTGTAAGGTTTTAGCTCTCCGGCAATTTCTCTGCGATATTCTTGCCAGCCTTCATAAGGCGGATCAGTAGTTTCGAATATAAGGCTTTCGTACTGCCAAGCATTATTGTCAATCTGTCTCCAGTGATAGTCTTTAAAAATAAATTTTTTAATATTTTCGTCTATTTTGGATCTTACAAATTCATCGCGTGTGTGATATGTAACAGAAAGCCTGGTCTTGCCAAGCTTTAATAATCTGTCTATTAGCTTTGGACGTTTAGGAAGCAATAATCCGTTAGTAAAAATTTCAATTTGTGCATGATCAAAATTTTCTCTAGCAACTTTACAAATATCTGCTATGCGAGGATGAATTAACGGTTCTCCGCCAATTATTGTTAGGTTATCTGGTTCAAGGTGCTGGCTCCAAAATGCCATATTGGTCTTTATATCTTCAAAACTTTCTGTCCAATTATGTCCGAAATCGATAAATCGATCGCAACCCGAACAGGCAAGGTCACAGGATGTTGTAATCATCCATTCTAAATTTGGTATCCAGTGTCCTCGATCTCTGTCACGCAAAATAGTCTTCCAATTTTCCTTTACGCTTTGTGTCAAGGGTTACACAGTGAAATCCGCCCGACAGCGTTCTTGCTTGGCGCATAGGAAGTCCAATAGATTCTATACCCCATTTATCAAGTTCCTTGCGAACATATTCTTGATTTTCATCGATAATAACACAGTCTTCGTTTACACTGAGCATATTAAGTCCGATATACTTAGAGCAAGGAGAAACATTGCCTTCTAAATTGCTTCCGATATCAACTACTTTGTCGCCCGGAATAAAGATTTTGTCCCAGTCTTTAAAAATCGGAGGATACCAATCGGGTGTACATCTATCACCATTAAACAACACCAGTCCAGGACGAAGCGGTATCACTGTAGAGTCAAAATGAGAGTAGGAATAAAACTTTTCTGCTAGGTGTATTTTATAACCTCTCGGCTGTAAAACACTCTTAAGCCATTTATAACCCCATAAGTTACCTGAATTAGAAACTTGATAGATTAAGTCTTTGCCTAACCTAACTACATTAGGAGCATCGAACACAATCTCTTTGTTTGTAAGAGTAGGTTGAGAAAGATCATCTAGCTGATAGCTTTCGTCAAGCAAGCGAGGACGAGGTGCAGCTAACCATTCTCCGCCACCGTCTACAACTTCATACAAGAAATCTCTATATGCAAGAGTTTCATACTGTCTAGCTCTCATTGCTCCTGGACAATCGATAATTAGGTTGTCCAAAGGTAGCAGTAAATCTCGAGGGCAATAGGTATACCAGCCGGTTGTTTCCCAGTCTGGAGATTTAAATGACTTTGAGTGATCAATTGCTTCTGGTCTGCGTACAGTAACTCCTAGTTTGCGCAGATCGTCTGATAGACGGTCGAGGTCTTCATTTGCTTCGTCTATAACCCATTGCGGTGACGGACCTTCTAGGTCTTTAATCTCGTCATGGGTGCAATCAGCGAATCCGAAACTGTGGGTAGATTGGTCTACGGTAGGAATTCTAGCATGATCAGCAACCCCTACAAATATTTCTTCAAGGGGATCCCAGTCATTGTGACTATTAACTACTGCCATTCAATTTTTCTCCGATTATATCTGATACACAAACTCTATTCACAGAACCTCCTCTATTGTATTCTTGATATCGATCTCCGCCGAGGCCAAACATTACGCAATCTGTAGGTTCTAGTTCTAATTCTTCGCACACTCCTTTATAAACGTCTTTGTATGTGTGCCAATTATGATCTACTGAAAATTCTGATATCAACTGGTAGGCTATAGAAATACCGACTCTACTCACCATTTCTACAGAATTAAAAACATCTATGCCGTCGTCTCGATCCTGTTTTTGTAAACGCATGCCTACTCGTAAAAACTCTGCTCCAGCAAAGGCTTTTGATATAGAAAAGGCCACAGTATTGATTGATTTGTGTTTTGCTAGATCGATACTGATATTTTTAGCACAAGGATAATATGCAAAATCTAATAGTACTGGAATATCAAGACTATCACAAGTTTCTAGTAAATTCTGCATAGGTCTTTGTGTACCCCAATCCGAAAAAGGTACAGAAACAATTACCGCATCGTTTACATCTAGGTCGGCATTTTCGATATATTCAAATTCTCCGCCATTTTTTAAACAGGCAGAGTGATACATAAATTCGCCTTTATAGAATCTAAATCTTCTTGTTTTGTTTGCCCAATAAAAATGGTCAAATGTTTGGGCTGTTCCTGCTGTAAGCTTACGGTTTATAAATGTTTCTAAACCCTTTAGAGAATTTAATTCGCTAGAATTAATCCATTTGAAAAACTTTTCTATAAACTGTTCCTGTATATCTTCGTTGTATAAATCGTGCGAAGGCTCGAGATGCGAAATAAATGTCTTAATTGCAGGATCTTGTACGGGTTTAGCACCTCTTAAGTTCACTTTCAACTCCAGTTATTTGCATAGTGTATTTTTCGGTCATACCCATGTTGCCGCTTAGATGTAATTCGTCTCTATAGATAACAACTGCATCCCCTCTCTCCCACGGTACTACAGGAGTATCGTTTATTTCAAAATAGTGTCCACTCTGCCAATCTTCTAGAAATATATTTACTCTTACACACTTGTACGGGTCAACATCGTTGAGCTTCGAAAATTTATAAAAAGTATCTTCGTGACTGGGCAGAGTTTGTCCTGGAGGTTGACACATTACAGAAATAGAACAACGAGGAAAAAGATCATGTGCAAATTGTGTAATTTCTTCTGTTATATCAAACGCTTGATAATAAAAAGAATTATATTCTGTAAAACCTGCTTCGATATATTTTCTGTTTTGTTCTTCGAACTTTGCATCACGACCTTGCGAACTAACATTGTCGTGTGCAAGCCAGTTAAGATTTTTAAAATTAAAGTTGGGTAAATCTATATGCAGCGTCTTCATCTTTCTTTCCAGGATGCGTCATAAGGGGTTTTTGTGTTTTTGTCAAACCAATATAAACTTCTATGAGGCGGATGTTTGTCATCTGGTTTTGCATTGCTAACATAATAGAAAAGTCTAAAATTGCGTCTAGGCTCATTTTTTGGACAATGCATAGGCTCTGGATAACCGTGATAGGCAAGGTTATGATAGCTCCAAATTAGTAAATTACCAGCGTCAGGCTTTATCTTAGACAGCATGTTTTCGTTTTCTGTGTCCCAAAATTCTAAATGTCCGCCGTACTCATCCTTCCAATTTTCATTGAGAAAGATAATAGTATTCAATCTTCTGTGCAATCTTAGTTCGTCGTTCCAGTTAAAATCTGTATGTACCTTTAGACTATCGCCTTTATAAGCTTTAGAATATCCTGCTCCGATTAGATGCGGATCTGGAATAATATCGACAGTATCAGTTACTTGTTGCAACCAGCTAATAAATTGAGAACTATGTAGGGCATGTACGAGTTCGTCAGCAACTGGAGTATCGTCTAACTTGTTATATTCATATATGTTAGAGCCGCGGCGAGTAAAATTCCTACATTCTGAAAGAGGGATATAGTCTAGTTCTTTGGCTAGTTTTCGTGTTATTTCAACAGGAAGAAAGTTTTTAATTTCTATTAGAGAATAGCAGGGATGCGCTCTATAACGCTGTTGTAATTCATATGTGTTAGAAAATTTTGATTCTATTCTATCTAATATTGTTTTTTTAATTTTCAAAAAGTGAATCCTTACAAACTATCATTTATTTAAATAGATTAATTAAATCCATCATGTGTTTGACAAAAAAATCTGCTTTCTTCTTTTGGTTTTTAGCACTTTATGTTTAGATGACTCATTCTAGTATAACATTCATTTAATTTCTTCTTTGACTACGATTTCCCTTCTTTTTACGGATTTCGTACCCAATCTCATCCAGTTGTCTAACCAACTCAGCCATTCCTTTTTCATTAAAGCGAATTTTATTACCACGAGGAGCGATATGTGGCCTGTCGGACTTTGCAAATGCCTTGAGTTCGCTGTCAAGACTTTCCCAGATTTCAAGTAGATTTCTTTCATAGTCTGAAATCGTTGGCCTTGCTGGTTCGTGTTTAACACGTTTAAATGATTTTAGCATTGCTCCAAACATATTTTACTCCGTTAAGTTAAAATTAAGATGCCTACTACGTTATGTCCATCTTAAAGCGAATATTGTTGCAATTTTTTTGTCTTCAAATATCATCTTATCGGCGGGCCGCTCCCAAGCAAACCAACTTTGATCATCATAATACTCAAGCCATTCTAGCATTTTATGCTCAACTGATCTCAGCCGCTCTCTACAGTGCGAAACGTCGATAACAGTGTAATTTTTGCCGCAACCCATTGGGAATTGTCTAGTGTAATCTTTCATATACTAATAGATATTCATTTAGTCTCTTCTTTGACTACAATTTTCTTCAACACAGGGTAGTTTTCAAGCCTATCTTCTGGCACACGTAATTTTGAACGCGGGACCGGAGAGATAGCAGAAACAAGACCTCGCACTACTTCTCTAAGTTCTTCCAGTGTTTCGATCTTGTCAAAGTCTACAGTATAGTATTGAATTGCTTCTTCGGGTTCTTTCTTTTTAAATAGTCCAAACATCGTTAACTCCAAGTGAGTGAAAATAATATTATCGCTTCTTAACTATTATATCTTCTCGCCTGTCTCAAATCCGCGGAAAGTTTTGAATCGAGGAAATCTTAAGCTATAAGTACCGTCTTGATTCTGTGTTACAGCATCGGCTCTCACTTCTATGAGGTTGCCAACAAGACTATCACGACTGTTCCAATAGCTATCGCGATCAGCATCCGTAAAGCCACTGCCAACATTAACTCGAATTTGTTTTCCATCATCTGTTCCTTCACAAATAACTGCACCCAAGCGTCCTTCGTTGCGTCCTGTGCCTTCTTCGTAGTCGACTACTTCTAGTGTGACTTCAATAAAAGGTTTGATCTTTAGCCAGCTAGTGCTTCGCTTGCACTCGTAGAGTGCCTGTGGATCTTTGATCATAATGCCTTCGAAGTCGTTGTCGACGGCCCACTGATTGTATTCATGCAATTTGGCTTTGCCTTCCTTTGTATCGAGATCAGCTTCGTCCCAAGTCACAATTTTAACTGAACCTGCGTCTTCAAACACACCACGGAATGTGTTGAGAAAGTTTGAACGCTTGCGCTGTGCCATCACGCTCTTGCCCGACTGAAATTCACTCAAAGGCAAAATGTCAAACGCATGTAGCACAGCATCTTCTGCATGAACATCTTTCTTGCGATGAATCTGCTTCATAAGGTCTTGAAAGTTGTTGCTCATGATCTCGCCATCAATTACATAGGATCTTCCAAACTCGTCTATAACCTTTTCTAGTCCTGATGTAATGTGGCCAAAGTTTGTGAGCAATTTGCCATTGCGGGTAAACTGCTGAACCAATCTTTTTTCGTAATCGATTACTGTAACACAGCGAACACCATCTAGTTTGGGCTCTAGAATCTTGCGTCCTGCAATTTTCTTTTCGTGATTTGCGCCATCGTGTGCCAACATGCACTCGAAAACAGGGACGGCTAGTTCAGGCCGTCCCTTGCGTTTGACGACTTTGTTGATCGTTTTTTCGCTTACACCACACTTCAGATCTTTTTGTAAGATTCTGCGATACCAATCGTTCCACTGTTCCGGTGTAGCAACATTCATTTGTATTACAATTGCATCACGTGCGGCGTGGCCTGTAAGCTCGCGAGACTGCAATTTATCTGCCATTACAACAAAGTTATCCCAACTCAACCCCTGGCCTTCTGTGTCGTGTTTCGCGGGAATTTCTTTAACGCCAAACGTTACCAGCGGGTCTAATGCCATGCGAAGACCTTCAAAAAACTCTGGCACGTTGTCATCTACAGCCGATTCGAGGATAGCTTCCTTGTTTAGTCGACTGTTATGGGTTTCTAGATTGTGAATGTACCACATGGGTTGGGTTCGCATTGCTACGCTCCTAATTGCTATATCCAAATTATAGCACAAAAAGCAATGCTGTCAACCTAAAAACTCGTTCCAACTGTGATGGAGAACTGCGTAGCCTCGTGCCTTGCGTTTAGCAACCAATTCCCAATAGTCGGGTTTGTAAGGTGTGTTCTTGGGCTTGATCAGCTTAGAGCTTTTGTTGCTGTTGCAGGTTCTACAGGCCGTGGTAAGATTGTCCCAGCGATTCTTTCCGCCTTTAGAAATAGGCAACACGTGATCGATACTGGCAGTTTTTTCGTTTACAATCTCACTACAGTATTGACATTGGTATTCATCGCGTAGATAAACATTACGCTTAGATAATCTTACCGATTTCTTTGGTTTTTGATACTCGCTGAGCATAATTACAGCAGGAACGGGAGTTTCCCAGCTGGGAGAGCTCACAACCCAATCTTCATAGAAGGTTACAACTCTAGCACGCTCAGAAACCATATAGCGTATGGCCTCCTGCCAGTCAATAACAGACAGCGGGAGATAGTTTGTCGGTTGTGCATCTGCGTTTAGTACGAGAGTTGACATTTTGTTCCTACTAGAGTATTTACTTTACATAAGACTACAATTATATAACGATTGACAATTTTTTTGCAACCGCTATAATATAACTTTAGAACACAACGGAGAAACTAATGAATCTTATTCCAATGGTAGTCGAGCAGACCAGCAAAGGCGAACGCAGTTACGACATTTACAGTCGCTTGATGAAAGAGCGCATTGTGATGTTGAATGGACCAGTAGAAGACAACATGGCCAATTTGATCGTGTCGCAATTGCTGTTTCTTGAAAGCGAAAACCCAGACAAAGATATTAATTTGTTTATCAATAGCCCGGGCGGAGTAGTAACAGCAGGCATGTCAATCTACGATACCATGCAGTTTATCAAACCGGATGTTGCAACCTATGTCATGGGACAGGCTTGTTCTATGGGTTCTTTGTTGGCACAGGCAGGTGCGGCAGGCAAACGATACATGTTGCCCAGCGCTCGGCACATGATTCATCAGCCGTCTGGAGGTGCCAGCGGTCAAGCCACAGATATCGAGATTCATGCAGAAGAGATAATCAAAATTAAAAAGTACCTTACTGAAGTGTACGTTAAACATAATTCAAAAGGCAAAACCTACGAAGAACTGCGCGAAGACATGGAGCGAGACAAGTTTATGAGTGCGCAAGAAGCTCTTGATTATGGTTTAGTAGACGAAATCAAGGAGTCGCGCTAGTGAGTGAACGCCAATCAGGAAAAGTAGACAAAGGTTGGGGCTATGAAATTATTTGGGCTACTACTGATAGTTACTGCGGAAAACTTCTAGTATTCGATCGTGCAGGTGCAAAGTTTTCAATGCACTTTCACAAAGAAAAAGACGAAAGTTGGTTTGTAAATGCAGGCAGTTTCAAACTCACATTAATGAACCTAGAAGACGGCAGCACCCATGAACAGACCCTAAAGGAAGGTGATATCTGGCGCAATCCGCCGATGGTGCCGCATCAATTAGAAGCACTGGTTCCTAACTCTGTTATTTTTGAAGTTAGCACTCCAGATTCAGTTGAAGACAACTATAGAATTTTTCCCGGAGACAGCCAAACACAAAATGACCAAGACAGCAATTAACGGTACTTTTGATATTCTGCACAGAGGTCATCTTGCACTGATCGGGTATGCAAGAAAAGACAGTAACTATCTGCTGGTATGCATTGACAGTGATCGTAGAGTAAAAGAACTTAAAGGAAACAGCAGGCCTGCTAACAGTCAAGAAGAAAGAAAAGCACTTTTAGAAAACATCAAAGGCATCGACGAAGTTCGTATCTTTGATAATGAACGAGAGCTAGAACAAATCTACGAAGCCTACCAACCAGATAGATTGGTAATCGGAATCGAATACAAAAGTAAACGTATTGTTGGTGCTCAGCATTGTAAGAACATAGAATATTTTGAGAGGCTAGAAGGTTATTCGACCACACAAAAAATTAAAACAATTATCGGTAGATAAAAATATCAAGATTTGAACACCGATTGAAGTGCGCAAACCAGTTCGCTCATCATTGAGTCAGAATGAAACGGCGTCGGAGCAAATCTCAATCGTTCTGTTCCCACATCAACAGTTGGCGAATTAATAGGCTGAACATAGATGTTATGCTCGTTCAGTAACTCGTCACTCATTGCTTTGCATCGTTTGGCATTGCCTACCATTACAGGCACAATATGCGTTGCACTGTTCATTACAGGCAATTCCGCCTGCTGTAGCAGTTCTTTTAGACGTTGCGCTCTTTCTTGATGCTGTTCCCTAATATAGTTGTTTTGCTTTAACCATTTGACAGATGCCATTGCGCCGGCGCAGGTAACAGGACTCATTGAAGTAGTGAAAATAAATCCTGCACTAACCAGTCGAATAGCATCTGTGACATCGCTGTCCGCGGCGATATATCCTCCTTGGACGCCAAATGCCTTCCCCAGGGTTCCGTTGACTATGTCAACACGGGATTGTAGCCCCAGTTTTTCAGTCCAACCTCCGCCGGTCTCACCATACAGACCAACAGCGTGAACTTCGTCTATATACGTAATGGCTTCATAACGGTCAGCAATATCACAGATCTCTTGCATAGGCGAAACATCACCGTCCATGCTGTATACACTTTCGAACACAATACAAGGCGTGTTGCCGCTGAGTCTAGAATTAGCAACACGGCTTTCTAGATCCTCTAGGTTGTTGTGTTCAAAAACCTGTTTGGGTGCGCCTGAATGGCGTATGCCCATAATCATTGAGTTGTGATTCTTTGAATCAGATATGTATTCTATGTTTGGTATTATTTTTGCAAGCGCAATCAGGCTCCATTCGTTTGCTACATAGGCGCTTGTAAACAACAGTGCGCTCTGCTTTTGATGCAGTGTTGCTAGTTCGTGCTCTAGCGCGACATGATAGTGCGAAGTCCCGCCTATGTTCCGCGTTCCTCCGCTGCCAGAGCCGGTTTGATTCAGCGCAGTGTGCATGGCATCTATAACAATCTTGTGTTGCCCCATGCCTAGATAGTCGTTACTGCACCAATTAACAATGTTTTTGATATTGTAAGGACCATACCAAAGTGCATTGGGGAAATCGCCACGCTCTCGAATAATATCGTTAAAAACTCTATACTTCCCATTTTCTTTTAATTGATCAATGAGATGTTGAACAGGTTTCTTATCTATCATACATGTATTTACATTATAAATATGTAGACAGGAGAATTAGATGCGTGCCACAGAAATTATCCGCGACATTCTAGACTTGATCGACAAGGTAGAACACAAGAGCACAGACGCGGAGTCATCTTACTACGATGACGAAACTCGCAGAAAGAATCAAATAGATGATCTACAGGGCTGTAACACCGACTCTGGTTATGCAAACGAACCAGATGAACGTGTCAGTGATATCACAGTTGTTACCACACGTGCAGGAGGCGGCTGGCAAGAGCCCAAACATCCAGCTGATATACGAGGTGAGCACGGCAGAGTGTTTGGAGGCAACTGATGGCAGCTAACGGTATATCAACATTATCAACTAAAGAATTAAGACAGAAAGCCAAGCTAGAAC